TATATAAAGCTTTTGTTTAAGTAGATATTCTGCAGGGCATTTCTATATAAAGCTTTTGTTTAGGTAAAACGTTTTACTTAAAGCTTTACTTTATATAGGATTAGGCATTCATTACGAATAACTTACTTGCCCATGTCCTAGCCTTCACTGCACAATACTGTTTGTAATCATACTCATAGTCATTATTGATTTGTTACATAGTAAAAGTAAGACAATCCTGTGACATGGAGAAATATTTGGCTAACTATTTTCAAAAGTTTTTATTGAGAGTCAACCCTTTATGTATATTTTTATTTATAATCTGTAACTTATTGGAAATCAATCACTTAGATGCCGCGGGCAGGACACGGCCCAGGTTATTGGATTCTATTCCCTTTGGTTTTTCTAACACAAACAATACATATATTAGTATATCCCTATATTCTTATTTTTAAGTACACTCTATTTTTATCTATATATATTTGGATATTTGTATAAAGAGTCTTATTTCTATCTATAGGATCTTATTTGGTTGACCAAGGTCTTGTGTATATATCATGATCTGTTATCCATTCTATAGATTCTAATATACCTTCTGCTCTTTCTGTTTTATTTTCCTTTATATAATTTCTTGCTCTTTGTTTTAATTCTTTTATCTCTGCTTTATCTAAGGCTATATATATTTTTGGGTGTGGGTCTGGATTATTATTCTTATTCATTACTGGATTTTATATATTACTTTCTTTCTTTCTTTGTTACAGTTTTTCTATTTCTGTTTTTACATTCGTATAAAACTCTTTAGAGCCGTCTTCTATCTGTACATCGTTATCTCCTCCCCATGGTGCTATCCTTATCATTTCTTCTATTGCTATTATACACAGCTCCTTTGCTGCTACTTCAGGAAGAATGTAGTCATCCACGTATGGATAGAATTTAGAGTATAACTCCTTTGCTTTCTCTTGTGCTGTCATATTTTTTCCAATTCTTGTTTTACTTCATACCAATAATCATATTGATTCATACTATCTGAGTTATACAATAAAGTCTTTATCTCATTTACTGATATTAGTGCACACTTTATAGCCATTTCTTTAGTCATATACCTTGGCGTATTATACTCTTGCTCTTCGCTTAGATCCATGAAATGATCAACTAATTCTTTGGCTTTCTCTTGTGCTGTCATAACTGATTTGCGTTTTTCTATTCTTAATGAAAGCATATGATGATGGAGTTCCTGTATGTACTCAGATTCGTTGACGTAGTTCTCAGCATCATTTACATGATTACACTGAGCATCTTCATATCCTGCGTTGTAGTCTTTAATTCTTTGGGCTCTTTCCAGTTCTTTGGCTTGTTCAACTAATTCATCAAAAGTTTCCCAATCTAATGATAGAAGAGAACTATCACCGTAATCTTCGAGTTCTTTTTTTAGCAAATCTATTACTGCCATAACTTTTATTTTGAAATGTTCATTACTACTTTTAAGACTAGTGCTATTACATTTAGGATGATTACTATACTAGAGAATACAACTACTGTTGTATAGAGTGGGTCTTTGGTTTTGTATCTCATAACTTTTATTTGTTTAGGTAAATATACACCAATCCATTTAAATAAAAAAAGATTCGTTTTTAGTGAATCCTCTTTTTACTTTTAATATTGCAGCCAATCTTTATTGGGGACGACCGCACTTATCGATCCTGCATCCTCTGCATCATTTACGTAGTAGTATCCATTTTTTGCATTACCTTTCCTTAGTCCTCTCATCATGAGTGAGTTTGCTGCCATATCTGTCTTCGGGTTTCTTACGGTATTATTCATCGGTCCTTTGATCTTCACAGGAAATATTATAGGTTTAGAGTCTAAACTTATATGTGTACCATCCGAATAAGTTGGCAATTTATCTCTGTCTTCAGGGTAATAATCTTCTTCAGGTACTTCAGATTGAACATTATATCCTGATTTTAAGAAATATCCTAATTCCTTTTCTCTTCTATCTAAGGTTTTCTTTCCTGCTAGTTTAGTCTTACCGTATTCTCTTGTACCATCCCATTCACCTTCAGCAGGAACTCCTATTCTTGCTTGGAGTGCTTGAGTGGCAGCAAGTTTAGATCCTACATGAATTCCATTCTTACCTGCTAGATCCTTATCTGTTGAACCGTGATAGAATTGTAATAGGTTTTCTTTTAATACTTGCTCTAGTATCTTGATTAATTTCATTGTTCTTTATCTTGGCTTTTTCTCTTTACTTTTATATTTTCTGGTAACTCTATAGCTATTTCTTGACCGTCCTTATCCATTTCTACTGTACTGCCTGGAGGCATGTGTTCTTTTACATAGGCTAGGTAGAGGTTAGCACGTCTCATATCACTCATATCTTTATCACCAGACTTATCTCTTCTCTTTGAAGGTGATATAGTTATGATCGTTGGTTTTATGCCGTTTGAGAGATCATGTTCTATTTCTTGATTAACAATCTCAATCATGGTTGCCATGACTCTAAATATGTCCCCGAACTTGTGCCTCTTGTCCTTACTTGATACATCGAAATTAATCCCCCCTGCTGCTTTAGATACCTTACCGAATAATACATCATAGTTTGCTAGAAGAGGTGAAGATGAGTCACCATATTTTTCATTCCACATATTCTTAAGTACATATGCTTTATACTTTGCACCATTATCTGATTGGAATTTATATTCGATAATAGTATTATCTTTGGATTTACGAGGCGATATTGTGTATGGCTTCTTTCCTTCTGCGTCTCCTATCTCTGTTATTATTTCCTCTAGTATCTTAATTAACTTCATTTACTATCTTTATAATAAATATTACCCATAAATTATAATTCCTTCTTTTACTTCATAACCTTCTGATTCTATGTCATTCATTAACCTCTGATGTTTTCCATAGTACCAATCCTTGTTGTAATTCATTAAAACACTCCACACCTCGGTTCCTAATTCTGCATCATCAAGTCCTCCTTCATATCCATTCACAAATACTAGAAGTTCTTTATCTTCTATCTTATTTAGCTTTTCTATTAATTCTCTTACTGTCATATAGATCTAATTTTTCTTTAATTCTCTGTCTTATAATCTCTTCGTCCTTCTTAGTCGGCTCGTAGTCATTCATCAAGCTCATTGGTATATTATCCCATGCTCCTCCATAATATTGGATGTTGAATCCTCTTTCAAGACATTCTTTATATACCTCTTCGTACCTCTTTTTTAAATATAGTAACTTAGTATAAAAGAAAGCTACGTGCCCTTTTCCTAAAGTAAATTCCTTAGGTACATTTTTTATATTGTATTTACCTTTACTTACTTGGTTTGGGATTCTTTTCATTTCTCTGTGTTCTGCAAGTAAGTGCATGTTGACTAGTTCTTTCGGAGGTATCGAGAGGTTTATCCTTGTCATGTTTTTTGCATTTATGTAAATATACAAAATTTTAGGGCAAACGAAAAGTCCACGTTTTAAGTGAAGTACTTAATCTATTAACACGGCCTACCGGAAGAAGGAACTAATTCTTCGTCTTTTTTATAAGTGTACCACGTTTTTTTTGCGCTATAGTACTTCTCTATTTCTACCATTATAGTGTCACATAAGATCTCTGTCTTATTTAATTTTGCTTCTATTCTATCTAGTCTTTGATTGATTAGATCTTCTAGTTTTTTGAATTCTTGTTCTGTCATAACTTATCTATTTTTGAATAATAATCTTTTGAATTGTTTGTTCCATAGTTTCAGGATACAAAAGTTTTATGTTATATACCCCATAAAAATTAATTTTAATAGTGAGGTTTGATTTTGTAATGTTATTATACTGCTGTACCATTCTGCCACTCATATCCAAAATCTGAACATTCATTTTGCTTGCATTAGCTGATCGTGAAATATTCACCACTCCACTGCTTGGGTTTGGATACACCATGGTTGCTGTTTCACCACCGATGCGTACCCATTTAACATCGCTGTAGGTTGTTTTGCCATCCAGATCAACTTGTGCTAAACGGTAGTAGTTCGTTGCATTTTTTATAGGTGATATATCTACAAAGCTATAGTATAAAGGAATATTACTATTACCATTCTGAGCTTTTGAAGGAATAAATCTAATTGTTTCGAACTTTCCGTTTGTTCCACTTACTTGCCTTTGAGTATTAAATCCTTTATTTAATATTTCTGATGCAGTAGACCATGATAAGTTTACTGTATTGTTTATACCTGCTTTTGCAGAGAAGTTGGTTAGAGTTACAGGAAGTGGTGTATTTGGAGCTTGATCCAATAATCCACAATTAAGAAGCTTATAAAAACTACCTTCAACAAGTCTTACATCATCAGCTGGGAAGAATGAAGTTCCTCCATTATAAGTTTGTAGTTGCCAGTAAGATTGCCATCCTGGAGTTACTTCAGGTTCTATATTTGTTGCAGGTGTTATATTAATTGCTTTATAGATTTTTGATTTGTAAGAAACGTACCAACCTACTGAATAACTGTTTGTGCTATTAGATGTCGGAGCACTCCAGAAATTAAATTTATGGTAGTCAAATCCTGTTCCGTAGTTCATGTTAACAAAAGAAGCATCATTAACAGTGCCTAATGAGTTTCCTGTATTTGTTGTTGGAGACGTCGACTGTCCAGTTTGCCAAAATCCTGTTTTTGTGTTACCAGTATTGTCGTATGTATTACCTGTAGATACTAATGGAGAAGAAATACTAGGATAATATGTATCATTAACCACTGTATAATTTTCGCCTCTACCAGTATTAACAAATCCCCAATAGTTATTATTTATTGCCATTGAAGCTGGTGCGATGTTGTTAGCTCCTGTATTATTTGAGTGGTTCATTTCCAAATGTAAACCATAAGCTCCATTATATATAACACCATTGACACCCATGTATAGTATTACATTATTGGTGAAACTTGCAACGCCTCCTAATGGAACATAGTCCATATCATTTGATCCATAATATTGAACAGACGCAAAGCCTGAATTACCATAGTAGAGGTTGTTATTAACTGATGTATTTCCATCTATTGTCCAAAGAACAGTTGAATAGTCTTGACTATCCCAGCATGCCATACCTGTATTCACAGAAACATTATTATATATGTTGGTGCCTTTAATAAACCTTTTGATCTGCATACCTTCTCTACCACACCTTATAAATCTGTTGTTATATACTTGTAATCCTTCAAACAATTCATAATGCGGAGCATTTTCAGAATATCCCATGTAAATACCTTCACCTCCAGTATCATGGAAATAACAATCATGAATTTTAATATTTTTTAAGATAGCATAATCAGTATTACTATCCCACTTAAAGGAATTGGTGTACCCACCATTTCCAGATTCGATATATTCCACTTCATAATTATCAGATCTGTAGGTAGTGCCTCCAATAATGGTTGATTGGATTTCTAATAGTTGGGTATTTTGATTTGTCCATTTTCTATTAATGAAAATACCGTACTTCCCCTGACTCCATGCATATCCTGCAGCATGACCAGGATAATTCTTGTCGCCCGTCTTTGCCACAGAATCATACTTACCAGTCAACTTGAAATATTTTAAACCTTTGAGTGTTAATTGCTTAGTTTCAACTTGCCCATCATAATTTGTAATAACTATAGGAGATCCGCTTGTGCCGGAAGAACTGTTATCGATTTCAATCCAATCGTATACTCCTCCTTTAATTAAAATTTTTTTTCCTGGGTCTACTATCCAGCTTGCATCTGGTCTTATTAATATAGCAGGTAAACCATTTGAGATTTCAGTTCCACCTGTAATTAATAAATCTCCTACTTTTGCATTTTTAATTGTCAGTGTATCCTGTGATGTTGCGTATCGAATTGTTTGACTGTAAATTGGAGATAGAAACAATAGAAACAATCCAAGAACAAAGTAACTAAGTTTTGTCATACCTTATTAATTGATCAAATAATATTATATAAATATATTTGCTCTAAGATATATCGAATAATTACTTCACTTTTTACTTTATTATCACAATTTCTCTATTTCGTTTTTCACTTCCAACCAATATGGATCATTTATTACTCTCATTCCGTCTATTTGCTTTCTATCCTCTAATATCTCATCCACAGCTATTAAGGCACATTCTTTTGCAGCGTCATATTCAATACTTCCGCCTTCAGGATGTGCAGGGATTGCTTCGTACATTCGATCAAATATTTCTTTAGCTTTCTCTTGTGGTGTCATAGATCAAAATGTTTTAGATCGTTCAAACAATAGAATAAGGTATCTAATTCTTCAACGTGCAGTTCTATTCTCTTACTAAGCTTGTCTGTTTCAAAGCTGATGTCGTATCCTTCACCATTAGACCATTTGGTTACTTTACAGAACACATCAGCCAATCCTTTAAATTCGTACTCAACTGATCTTGATTCACCAAACTTTTTAGGTATGTAATCCAAGTTATTAGCTATAACATCGGCCTCTGTGATCTTGAGCCATTTAGCAATTAGTTTCTTTATATTCATACTTTATTTTTTACATGATTATTCTTATAAACTCACTCAGATAGTGAACTGTAGGTTCAGCAGGTAGTGGTTGGGTAGACAGTTCTTTCTTTACTTGTTCCCAATACTTGACATCAGGATCATTTTTATCTAGATGGCTTAAAACATCTGAGACTACATCTTCTGCTTTTTCACCGTACTTCTGTCTTATAAATAAAGCTCTTTCTTTTGGATTCATATAATGATTTTATAGAGTACCAAAATATTTTGTATTTTTTTTAGTGTTTCTTATTCTTACCCTCTTCTCTTGCTGTATAAGTTCAGAATAATAATATATCGTAATTGGAATTATAGGACTTATTATATTCATGGCTACAAACTTCTGTGTGAATCCCACTTCGAACCAATAGTATAGTATATTAATAGCCCAAGAAATTAATCCAAAAAATATTGCTGTATTTCTTTTGCCGTACATAGTAAAGATGTATATACTAGACTCTAAACTAACAGCAAATATCCAACTCATAACTATTGCAAATGTAGTGTCTTCTCCACCTATAAGAAAGAATAAACTAGCTGCATGCGATATCTGAGTTAATAGGGCGCATATAATTGTAAACCTTATAATAGTCTTCTTATCTATTTTTAACATGGTTATTTTTTATAAGTTTCCGAAGTATTTCTTTTGTTGTTTGTTTGGATTCTTTCTAATTACTCTGTCAATATAATCTTGTGCAAACTTTAATTTCCATTCTCCTGTGTGGCCGTCTGCGTCTAATGCGTATAGGATTGCATTCTCTACTATCTTCTCTTCTTCCATTAAGAACCACTCTTTAATTTCTACTAGTTCAGAAATTTTATCTTCCTCAATCCATTCAAATATTTTTTCTACCGGAGTTTGGTTTTCCATTTGATCGTTCTTATTTTAAAGTAAAGCATTATTGATATAAGTAAAATATTAAATCCATAGTTACCTATTAAGGCAATGTCATTTAATTTTAAAGTATAGATAAGCATAAAGATCTCACCAAAATACCACATTAATAAGAATCCCCAACCAATATGACAACGCTTATCTTTAATAGTTCTCCATGTTTCTGGAAGACCGCATAGCCCTAAAAGGATTCCTCCAATATAACCTAATATGTTTATCATAACTTATTTCCCTATTGAAATTGTTTCATCAGCAAAGTTAATAATAAACTTGTTTGGCTTCATTATATCATTTCCAATTATACCTGATATAGTAATACCTTCTGATGCTTCCATTGTTGCTATAATAGCTGTTAGATCTTGACCTTTAAAATTAGTAGTCATAGGTAGACCTCCTAATTCTAGATCTGCATTGTATACACTTGAAAATTGTGCAATACCTCCATAACCTGCAGCTTCACTTGATGATTCCTCAACATCAAAATTAAATTTACGAGATTGAGTTTCATCTAGTACAGAAATACTTGCTCCTGAATCTAGGATAAAGTACGCTTTTCTATTATTTATTTTACCTTCTACAATAGGAAGTTTATTGTAACTTACAAAGTTTATTTTATTGTCTCCTTGAAATTGATTGTCTACAGTTTGGCAAGAAGATATTCCTGCTAATGAAACTAAGTAAACAAATAGTATAGTCTTTTTCATATACTAATAAATATTTTGATCAAGATCTTCATCTATTTCATAGATAGAACTATATTCTTCTATTTTATTTAATTCTTTTGAAAGTTGATGATCATATACCAACTTACCTATTAGTGTTCCTAATAATACTAAAAAAATGATTGATGCTACCATGATTTATTATTTATTTTTATTCTATTTTTTTGTATATGTTACTATTTACAGGCAAAGCTAAAGATATATTATGATACATTATTTTTCCATCATCAGAAAATCCTGTTATAATTAACACTTCGTCTTTTTCTACGTTTGCTAATATCTTATTACCTAATTTATCTTTTGTTATTATTATTTTGTCGCCTATTTTTAATTCTACATTATATGTATTTACTATCTTTTCCATTTTACTTTTTAAGATCTAAAGTAGCATTCTGATGTATAATTATTTGATCTGTTCTATAGTGTCTAACAATTCCTCCATCACATAATACTATACACCAAATATCATTTTCAAAAGTACCAGAATTTGATACGTATATTGCATAACCCTCTTTGCCTCCTTCTACTACAACTGGTATAGGATGTTCAAATTCTAACATCATATTATTTTATTGAATTATACATTTTTATTTTAGACTCTTTATTCACTTGTTCAATTAACTTATTAATGATCTTTTTCCATTCTTGATATTCTTTTTTCTTTCTTTTATCATGAACTTCTAAAAGCATTTCTTCAATACGATCTGTTAGATCAACAACTCCAGGCATAAAATGTAATTAAAAATATAATAAAATAAAATAATAGTACAGTCAATCCTATTTTAAAATTGTGCTTCTTCATATTTAATCTTATTAACTTTGATTATAAGATTCAGTTTAGCAACGTACTTATCAGTCTCTGAATACCTTAGGTTCAAATAGTTCTTAAATTGTCTAGCAGTCATTATTCCTTTTCTAAACAAATAGTCCTGCCATAGTTTATAGTCTTTTATACTGGCCTGCCAACTTTTATATGTAGCGTATCCTCTTTTCTTTCCTGTTGCTAAAGTCTCTCTATACTTTGGCATACGCATACCAAATAGATTCTTATTGAACTTTGCAAGCTTAGATCTAAATGCTCCAGATTCTAATACAGATTGAGCGTAAGCTATTTCCGGATATAGAATACCTACTTTTACAATCTCAGTATAAACTTCTTTGTGAGTTGGTACTTGACCATTAGTTGATATACTTATGGCCAATAAAATAAAAAATAATAATTTTTTCATACTAAAACCTTTTTGCAATTGCAGCTATGATCTCTTCTTCTGCTTTTGTTAGAGATCGATACTTACCATGAAGTTTATTTAGAGTGTCTTCGAATTCTCTTTCTGGGAGACTTAATACTTCGTAATCCTCTCTTTGAGATGGTTTGATGTGTCCCATATCTATTAGATAATCTATGACCTCATCAATTTCACTAGATGAACAGCTTTCTAGAAATTCATCTACATCGATGTCCATATCTTCTGCATAAAATCTAGGCATAACTATTTGTTTTTGCGTTTGTTTTTAAATAACTTAATTCCAAAAATTGTAAAGTATTCTTTGTAGTGGAAGTTTCCTTGATCATCTGATAGCGGATGGTTTTCTACTTCTAAATAGATCCAAATCCATACCAATGATAAGATGATACCAAATAATATTGTCATAAGGTAAAATTAAAATAAATAAATTTAAATGAAAAAACTATCTCTCTAGTTCATAAATTATTTCCAGAATATTTGTACTAATATTATGGCTAATGATAGCATAAGACAAACAAATGTCTTATAGGTTATAGCTTCTTTGAATATAAACCAACTTAAGATACTAAAGATAATTACTCCTATGCCAAATCCTAGGAGTCTTGCTGGCCATCCTTGACCATCAAATGATAAGATAATGTAGTGAACACTTTTCATGAATGACCAACTAATTGGTAGGCCTAATAACATTAGAGCCCAACCAAATCGTTCAGTCCATCCATATTTAATTCCAACTTGAAGTTGTATAAAGGACAACACTTGTCCTATGATACCATAGAAGATACCATAAAATAGATTCACCATAACCTTTGTTTTTTATTATTCTTCTTCTGTAGTGTATAGATAAAGATCTTTTGACACGTTTCCACCTTCTTCCATTGAATCTTTACCATTGATCAATTCCTCAATAGACTTTTTTATTTCTTTAACTGCATTAATGTATTCTTTCAACTTCTTTTTATTATCAGGAGACATTTCAGATATTCTTTCTCTCATAGTAAGAGGTTCTTCCATTTGAGATTTACTCATCTCAAAAGTATCTTCGTTCTCATTTAATTTTTTAAGACTCTTTGTATATTTTACTGGATCTATGTAGTTCATACTTTACTTTTTAATAAATATTACTCATTTGTACAAGTCTCTTACCCATTTCAGGATCTTTAATAACATGAACTTCAAAGTCATTCTTAGATCCTGCGGCTACAATTCCCGTATATCTTTCTGATGTTGAATGATCTACGCATGTTGTTGAATACCCAAGAGCTACACGTTTAGGATGAATTTCTTTCTGACACACTTTACAAAACTTCTTTTCCATATTAGTTTTCAATTTCTGAGGTTACAAATTCTGATTCTATTTCCTCTTGCAATTTCTGCATCTTGGCTTTACTTACTTTACCATACCATTTAGATGTAAAGTAGTCTACATCCATCTCTTGTTCATCCACTAACTCTTGATCCAACTCCATATTGTATGGAAGTAGTGCGAGTCTCATAGATCTAGGATTAGCCCATTCTACTATTACAGATGCATTTGGGTTATTCTTTGAATGAATACGAGCCGCAACCTCTGGATCCTTTGGCATAATAACTTTCTTTGTCACCTTTGCAGTGAACCAATCTTTGATTGTTAAATTACACTTTATCATAACTTTTATTTTAGATTAATTAATTATAGAAAAGAGAACTACTATGCAGTAGTCTCTTGTTTAGCGTAATGATTATTGAATCTTTCTGTTGACTTAGTTCTAGACTCTTGACATCCCTTAGTCTCCCAACTATATACTTGTTCGATGAAGTCATTAAATGACTTGGCTGTAACTGTATACTCTCTAACCCTATCATCATTAAGATTAACTTCTACAGTGGTTTTGTAGTTATTAGTCTTCAGTACTTTAAATGAAATTGGATACAAATAGTCCCACTTAGATCTACCAATCCTCAATTGAATACGATAATCGCAGTCTTTCAAGTAGTATTTAGTGTCATTATCGTCATCCCAATTTCTGGAAATTTCTAGACCTTTACTGATAGTACAAGCGAATCCGGCTTTCTTATAGCTAGCGATGCCTTCTTGTTTGATCTGAGACTCTGTAGCGCGTATGCTATGTTCGATATTCATTATCTCATTCTCTATAGCATCAGGCGCTTTGTCAATCTCGATAAACTTAGGTCTCCAATTATTTATAAACTCATGTTCAATTAAGTGAAGTTTAGAAGCAACTGCGCCAAAAATCTCTACATCGATCAGAGTATTTTGATCTTCTACTGTTGCACTTGAACCATACCAATTCATTCTAGCAAATAATTTTTTATCTTCTGATCTCCAATTACTTAGTATAGAAACAGTCATACCGCCCCAACCTGAGTTTGGACTTGCAGCTTTGAATATTTCTAAACGATCATCATTGGCTGAAATTTTATTGATCAAAGGAGACACACTATCTTTAAGATACGTGAGAACTTCACTAGTGAGTGACTGTCTAGCGGGTTGACATACTGTAGATTCGATAGAATTTAATTCGGCCTTTTTGATATCCAATTGGGCGTTAAGAGCGGACAAGATGATTTGATTATTCATAAACTTTATTGTTTTGTTACATTGTAAATATACTAACAATTGTTGATACAGAGCACTTTTTTCTATATTTTTTTGAAACTTTTTGTTTTGTTTAGTAAAGTCTAGGTTTTATTGAAGAATATTTAACGATTCTGATCCTGGATTGAAGAATTTTTAATGGAATCCTAACTGATTGATTATCAATTAGTTATTTAGAGTACTTATTTAGGAGCTTTTCTATAATCTCCCTGTCTGAATTTTCTAGTATCTTCTTACTTTGTAGTTTCTTTATATACTCAACATGTTTTTCTACTACATCAAATCTTATAGCGTATTGTTGATGTTTGTTTTTATTCTTACTAAGGAATTTATATTCTTCTGTGAGTATATTCTTTAAAGTCTCGATCTTCTGTTGATCCGATGTTTTAAGTTTTTCTCTGTCATCAAAATGGGCTTTAGCTTCAGCAGCTTTTATTAATGCATCTCCCATTTTTCCTAAAGAGAATCTACTTAAATTCATCAATCGCTTTTTTTAATCATGTACTTTAATATTGTTTGCTGCAATTCTTTTAATGCGTTACTATTTTCTTTAATTAATTCTGCTAGTCTGTCTCTTTCTTCAATTAAGATTGACATCATTTCTTCTTGTAGTCTATCTACTTTTTGTTCTAAATCGTCATTTTTTTTAACGAGTCTTTTATATTGAATATAAGCAAAATATCCAAGAACAAAAGCCAAAATTCCCAAAACCCCATATTGTAAAGTATAATCTTGTATGTCAAGAGTATTTACAGTCTGAAGTAGTTCCATCTAGAGTACAATTTTAATATAACAATAAATATTTAGTTACTTGAAAGAACTACATATTAAACACTTCAGATAAACATTTTTTTGTATCTTTTTCTGCAATCTGCTCTGCTTCTAATTCCATAGGATTTTTATCTTCAGTCAAATACAAACTGAGTATCTGATAGTGTTTCATATTTTGTTTGTAGTGAGTGTACTCATGGATAATTGTATTTGCCAACTCCTCTAATGTGTCATTCTGATCTTTGTCTATAAAAATAATCCCTTCTATTTCATCATAGAATGCAGAACATTCTTCTGTAGTATGATCTCCTTTACGATACTCGATCTCAGGAACAATCTTATTGTACTTAGATTTACCATAGGTTTTAACACACCATTCAAATATCTTATTAGCGTGCCTCTTTGTTACTTTTATCTTACTCTGTTCCATGTTATAGATTTTCTTCAACAAATACTTTATGAACCTTCTTTGGAGTAACGCTATAGTCTTTCATAAAATAGCCTGGCATTTTTTCAATTATCCTTGGGTTACTGTACGGACTATTCTTTGGAGTACACCATCTTCTTGTATTTGCCATGTGGTTATAAAAGAATACGTACGCATTAGCTTTCTTTATATATCTATCCGCATCTATGTCCAGATCAAACTTCTTGATCAATTTAATAACCCTCTTCTCATTATCTAACTCTAGATCTCTACAGACTGAAAGATGTTTCTTGATATTAGCGACTTCCTTTCCTCCTAACCATTCATCCACAAGCGATATAGAGGATCCTGATTCATCCCAAAGATCTATCTTATCTATCCATTGGGTAACATGACAGAACTCGTGTGCGAGGATCTCTAATGCATCTGGACGGTTCATAGAACATACCAACTTAGGAACCTCTTCGTCAAAATAACCTGAGCATTTAATATTACCGGACAATTTAACGTACTTGGTATTTCTTAGATCACAGACTACTCCATACTTTTTACATTCTGACTTGACATACTTAATAAACTCTGTAGCCTTTTTATTCATAGTAAACCTTTTTAGTAACGGTTAGTCCTATGATAAATATGAAGCTTTAACTTGTTCGGTGTGTTTACATGATCTTTTTAATCCAGAGAATTTAAACGCATGACAATTACAAGTCCACTCTTTGTGGTTCATACTTACTTTGTATTTCTTACCACCGGATCCCTCAACCTCCCAATCTAATTCCACATGAAACGCAGGATTTTTTCCTCCTTTATAAGGTTTTCTAAACCACACAAAGTTACCGTTTGTTACTCCACTTGGAAGATCTAGTCTTCTACCGTCAACATTAGTATAAGTTCCAGACTCATCTTTAAGTACTAATGGCGCTTCAAAGCTATGTATGAACCACTTTATCATAGTTAGGCTAATTTAAGAAAATTAATTATCTTGGATAAAAAAGATTGAGAAGCAGGATTAAATAGTTTTGAAAAGTCATAGTCCTTATTTAGATCGTGATTAACAAACTTATTTTTATCTGTAGCTCTATCATAAGCTGCTCCAAAATTAAAAGTTTCTGTCCATTCGTTATATTTTGGACGTGCACTTGGAATAATAGATTTCTGAATGTTTAACTTTTGTTGATTCATAACACTTATTTTTTATACAGTTTAACAATAGATTTAATAGAAGACTCTTTAAGATCGTTAATAAGATCTGTTGAAATATATTCGTACTCGTTATATATTCTCTTAGTTGATCTAACCAAGGTAAATATAATTCTTTTAATCTTATATTCAAAAATTTCTTCTGGAGTGTAATACTTTGCAGACCACTTACCATTTGGTTTTTTGTATACTCCACAGGTTCCACCACCATTCACCATATAACCACGTACTGAGAAGTTAGTTGCATAGAATCCACGGTCAACTCTCCAGTCATACTTATGATCGTCTCCTTTACAAATTCTGAGTGTTGCTTTAATCACATCTGTGTAAGTAAAATCATTACCGTTTGTGATCATAAAATCTACGAGCTGTTTTTTTACTGTAACTTTTTTCATAACTTTTATTTTATTTTCCAAGCAAATTTAACAATACGATTTTTTCTAACTACATTATGTGCGTGATCTATTATGTTACCATCTTTAATAACAAGTGCATGATTAGACACAATCATATAGTAGCATCCTTTAGGATATGTCTTGATGAATGTATTAAGATTCATTTGACAGTAGTTTACTTTACCTGATCTTTTATATAGATAGGCACTTTTAGTGTTTACTTTTTCTACTGACTTTGAGACTATATCGTTAACTACAATTTCATTATTAGAATCAAACCACTGAACTAATGTTCCAAGTCTAACTCCTTTTCTAGGCTCTCTATTAAGTTGAGTCTTAGCTAACCGATTTGCCTCGTCATAAGATACTCCTAATGAAGCCGCAAGAGAAAGAACAACACAATCATTATATTCACCTTGTTTAAGTGAATGAGATCCTTGAGATTTTACTATGTCTGAAATTGATATTACTTTTTCCATAACTTTTATTTTATTTTTCGTAGCCAAACATTTTTGCTGAACTGTGAGTAGACATTGTGTAGTCTATCTTAATAATTTTTTCTAGACTAGATTCTTTTATAACTCCTGTCAATCTGTCTTCTAATAGAATTTGTGCAACTCCGTCATAAATGTCCAACTCTACTGATTCGAAATATTTGTTGGCATCTTCATAAGTGTCAAATACTTTAGTTTCAGTATAGTCTTCATCGAATCCATCAAGTAATTCAAATTGTACGTCTCCAAATTCATCTGTAACTGTTACCCACGGTCCTGCGGTAACAAAGAATTTGTTTGGAAGTTGTCCGTCACCGATAATTTCTGTCGCTAATGTTTTAATTTCTTGTTGAGTCATAACTTTTATTTTTTTTATTTTACCAATTCAAGATTCATTTCCTTAGCTGCGTAATTGATATGCTTCTGAGTAGTAACTGACCACCATCCTAACTGTATCATTTTAGAACCTTCTATTTTAGCTACTAGAGTACTATATGATTGTACATAAGAGGATCCGTCCACGTCTACTATTCTCAAATTTTGTTTGTACTTTTTGAATTGCATAACTTTTATTTTTAGAATGAATGATATGATGCTTCCCATCTGCCATTGATCAAGACTTCTATTGTATAGTCTCCGCTGTACTTCCTATTTTCTGGGTGTGTGAGCCACACTCTATGGTCTCCGTCGTCGATCTTAAGTTCGTCTCCGTCCCAAGCCTGTTCTATTGTCTCTAAATTTCTAAGTTCTGATTTTGTGTACTGTGTAGGCATAACTTTTATTTTAAGATTAATTAATTACTGACAAATAGAATCGTATTCATTCCACTCGCTCTCTAGAAGTTCGTCGATCTGACGCTCAACCTCGTAGTCAGACATGTCATCATCACTTTCGATTGCACCATTATACCACTTACTTACATACTCGTCCCAAGTCATACGACCCTCGTCGTAGGCACGCTCGTCCTGTTCCATATTATATGCAGGAGAAAAGATAAAATTCTTACTGTCCGCAACAAAGTTAACTTGACAGTCAGGAAATATTTTCCTAAACATTTCATGATTTGCCATTGCCGTGTCAAAATCACTATCAACTTCGATAGTGTTATCAATGATTGTCTCGTGGGTAAGTGAGTTAAAAACGAAGATCTTAATAGTCATAGTGTTGATTGATTTGTTACATTGTAAATATACAACACATTTTTAATACAGAGCACTTTTCTGCAGACTTTTTTAAAACTTTTTGTTTTGTTTAGTAAAGTCTAGGATTTATTGAAGAATCTTCAAAGATTCCTATCCCAGATTGAATAAAATTTAATGAAATCCTAACTGATTGATTATCAATTAGTTATGAAAAGACTACTTCCGGTCTATAAATTCGGATCCGTCATCAGTATCTTTGTAGTCTATTAGATCTTGGTCTTTGAATAAGATATCTCCTTGGCCTTCTAAACCAAGATTCTTTAAATGATCGTAGTAAAAATCGTCGAGCTGATATAATTCTTGTACGTCTTCCTTTATTTCAGGAACACTAAACTCATGAGACTCCACTCTCTCTAACATTTTATTAGAGAATGGGTTTCCAATAAATAAGAAGTAACAATTGTAACAAAGCCACTGTAAGTTCTCTTGTCTCCAATCGCTTTTCTTTCCGTTCTTAAAATTTAATAGAAGCGGAGCTTTCATATCTGTTAATCTCTTCTCTGAGAATTTACATGCAGAACATTGATATCCCATTCTGCCATCTTTCATTAATAGTTCTTTCAACCTTAATATCTTTTTAGAATTTATAGGTTGATTCTCTATTAGCATTTCATCTAGATTCTTTTTCCATATTCCTCCTGCCCAGTTTTTAGGCATGCCTTTTCCTGAAGGATTTAAATGGAGTTGGAATAAAGTCTTTCCCGTTTCTTGATCTATATAAGACTTAGAATATTTCTTATATGTAATATCTGTAATGCCTAACCATCTCGCAGCCTCTTTATTACTACGAGTATTTGCCATAGCCTCTCTTATCTGCTCTTCTGTTAATTGAAGTCCTTTATGCCACCAAGATTCTGGCCTTTTATCTCTGGCCATATTCTCTTTTGTAAACCTATGCTTACTCATCAATCTTAGGATTTATTTTACATAGTAGATTCCAAAGATCATAAACATTCTCTAGAATCAACTCCTCATTTTCATTTACAATAATAGGATTTATAGTTCCATCTATATTAATCCTTTCATATAAATAGAATCCTATAACTTCAGTACACTGTTTACCAAAATTCATATAGATTAAAGTATCTATAACTGTAAAAAACTTTTCATCGTAGTTTGAAAAATCTAAATCAAGATCAGAGAACATTATATTCTGTCTTACATTTAGTTCGTCAATGCTAGTAATTAAGTTGAAGAACATTTCTCTTTTCTTATCTGAAGTAGATTTTCTTCTTCTTCTTATAATAGTTTTAGTTCCTATTATTGAATCAATACCCATCTGAATCTGCTTATAGTCCTTCTCCATTCTTATTATTTTTAAAAGATACTTTACTTGTTTTATTCTTTTCTTTTACAGAATGAATTAAACTTTTGATATGATTACAGGTTTCATAATCTTCATCTTCTACATACCAAAGAAGACAAGTCTCTAATGCCTGAGCCCAATGTTTCTTATGTATTTCTAAATAGCAATCTGAATCATTTATTTCAAATATAGATGCATATATCTTATTTGAAGCTATAGCCAATTCTATAGCAATAGGTACGTGAGCCTTCATCAGATTTTTAAGTATCTCTGAGTCTGCTACTTCTTCTGATCTTAAACTTTCAGGCTGGTCAAATAACGCTCTTACAACATTTCTCTTCTGTGCCATAACCTTAAAAAATTTTTATTCCGGATTTTTCATTGCTTTGATAATCATAGTAGCTACTGAGTTTAGAGGAACTATGAATCCGATCACGTTGCGATACGGATTTCTATCATCGTAGTCTACCATAATTCCAGATGCTCCAAGTCTTTTTTGAAGTACTACACTAATTTGATTAGCCAACATTTGTTTGTCTCTAGGATCTTCGAACTCTTCATCTAGTATGAATTGAAGTTTAACTCCTTTTTTAGTTGGGTTAGAGTTAACATCGAATTGAAGTTTGAATTTTTTTCCTGCTACGGTTATATTAAATATAGGATTAACTGCTTCCATTTATCTTTTTTATATAAATATCTTACTCTATTGTTAATAATGACATATCGAATGGTGGATTTTGTACCTTAATTTGATCCTGAACTAGGCTGATCACATTCCTGACCTCTATTTTAGCTGATCCTAATTCATATATTCCTGGTTCATAAGGTTCTATAACATCACCCAGGCGCGTCAGGTATTGAAGGAATAAATCATTTCCTGCATACATCTTACCAAACTCAGCGGTTACTTTAATATTAAAATCTTGAGGCTCTCCTACTTTATATATCGAATCATAATCAGTCAAGTTGTAATACTTTTTGGCAAGTTCCCAATCTTCTTTTGTGAATCCTAATAATTCATTTGCTAGATCATGTTCATTAGAGAACATCTTAATTGCAGTATCTTTTTGCTCTTGAGTCTTGAACCACATTCTTGAGAAGTAAGGCTCAATATGAACTAATAGATCTACTGAGAGGTTAGTATTTTCATCAACTACGAAGTCCATGTCTAGTTTACTTAACTTAGACTCTCCGTGATTAAAGTTACCCCACTTCCTGATAAACCTCCTTAACTCAACTCCATCAGCAACTTGTTGGATCTCTGTTCTCTTCTTTGCTTTTTCATTACGACTATCAAACCAATTCTTTCCTCTAGATGATACACAGGTGAAATGATATACATTTGCTTCCCATGTTTGAATAAGCTTTACTCCTTTTTGAATTGCTCTTTGAAGAAAGTCAGAATCTTCTCTAGATCTTCTAAAGATAGTATCATATCCTCCAAGATCTTCCCATACTTTTTTATAGAATGTAATTGGGGCAAAGAAATAAGTCGCTGCTCTATTAGATCTTACCGATTCTGAATATTGATTCCACTCTGCCATATTAAATACAGTAGGATCAGTACCAAAGTTTTTTGCTATTGTGTAGTCTGAAAATCCATGAAGTGGTGGTTCAACTCTAGTAGCAGATATGATTGCATTATCTTCTATTTGATTTAATAGATGTAGATCGTAGTTAGGACCTATCACCATATCAGACTGTAGATAAGAAATTATGTCATGTTTTGCTAACTCAACTAATAGGTTATTGTTTCTTGCGTAACCTACGCATGGTTTAAGTTTATGAGTTATTATTTTTAGATCATAAAAGTCTTTCTTCTGTTCTTTAAGCCACTCTGTAGTTCCTTCATTATCTGAATCTACAAATACAAGTATCTCATGCTCTTTTCCTGATAGGTTCTCTTTTAGAGATCTAATCAATAGCTCTATGTGATCTCTAGTATTAACTGATGTGTTTATTACAAAACTAATTTGCTTCATTTAATAATGATTTATAGACGTTTTTAATTCCTTGTTCTAGTCCTATGTATTTTAAGTCAATAGGAAACTCTGTTCCAATATAAGATCCACCGTATTCTTGTGTTATATAAATAGGTACTCTATAATCAGATAGTGTATTTATTTCTTCTGCTATTGATCTTAAATTACTAAACCCTTTATACCTACATTCTGTTTCTTTTGGAGGATTTGTTTCTTTAATATAATAGTCAACAACAGAAACTAAATCAGGCATATAAATAAAGTCCATGTACTTATTTTCATATATAGATAGTGGTTCTTTATTGATATACCGTTTGATATTTGCTTTTATAAACCTAGTATCTAATTCATTCTCATCAAACACTCCATAAATTCTAAGATTGTAAAAGTTATCATTTACTAAAATAGAATTCCTTATTGCAGACTTACTGAATCCATAAGGTTCTTCTGATTTATATATCTCTGCTCCTGAACCAAAATGTATTAACTTACCAAAGTGTTTTTTATTTTGTAGTAAATTATAGTACATCATTAAGTTCTCATCCATTACTTTCCATTCATCATTCTTTAATCTATGACCTCCTGCTACTGCGCAATGAATTACAACATCGACCCAAGCATCTAAAAAATAGAAGTGAACATCTTCTGAATTTGTTAGATCACATTTTTGTCTATTAATAATTGCAACTTCGTGCTTATCTTTTAAAGCATTATATAAAGACTTACCTATATATCCATTTGCACCTGTAATTAGTATTTTCATTTCTTCAACTTTTGAGCTACTTCTAATATAAGATCTTCTTGACCAGCAACTAACTTTCTATTTCCAAGTTCAAAGATTAATGATGAATATTCTATGCCATATAATTTAGATGCTTTGATAATAGGCTTCTCGAATCCTGAGAATAATCTATTAAGTCCTGTTAATACATTGACAGGTGTAGATACAGGAGCATTAGGTACCAGATAGTCCATAACTTTATCTGCTTCAATAATAACTTTTTGAAAGTCTATTCCTATTTCATATCCACTCTTTTCTAAAACAGGTATAAGCATTTCTAAATGTGCATTACCAGCACCGGCACCAAACCCTCTAATGCATGCATCAATATATGTGGCTCCTTCTACAACTGCGGCCAATGAATTTGCTGTAGCTAAACCTAAATTATCATGAGCATGAAAACCTATATCTATTTTTAAATTGTCTTTAAGAGCACCAATCCTTTCATATACATCAGAAGGTAGATAAGTTCCTGTTGAATCCATTATGATTACTGCTTCAGCTCCATACTCTTCCATAATCTTTGCATTCTCTACTAATGTTTTAATATCTGCCAGCGCACTCATCATCAATACACCTAGTACAGTTTTGTCTTTACTCTTTAGATACTCTATATGTGATTTAGATAGTGTTGCTTCTGTACAATGAGTAGCGATTCTAAATACATCTACACCTAAATCAATTGCAGGTTCAATATCTTTTTTTACTGTTGCAATTCCTGGAATAATATGAATTCCTAATTTAGATGTTTTAAGATTCTCTCTAGCTACACTCAAGATCTCTCTATCAGAATATGGAGATTGTCCAATCAATAATGATGATGCTCCTAAACCATTACCATGTCCTACTTCAACAATAGGAATCTTTGCGCTATCAGCAAATTGACAGTATCTTTTTATTTGATCAAGATTTATTGTATGCTTTACTGCGTGATTACCATCTCTTAAAGATGAATCTGTTATTGTAATTTTATGCATTAGAATAATGTTTTAGTTATTTCAATTGCCGCACAGTTAATGATGTCCAAATTACCAGCATACTCTGGAAGATAATCTCCAGTTCCTTTTACTTTAATACTTAGAACTAGTATGTCATCATTGATTACTGGAGGCAATACTAATTCATAGTATGGAATATAGGTTTGAAGTTCTTTTACTTTCTTATAAATCTCTCCTACTAAACTATTAAAGTTTATTGATTTAAATTTAATAAACATCGTAGTCTGCATATCAACACAAGGTTCGGCAGGATTTAGATTCAATATCACTTTACAATTATCACAGCCAGTAAATTTCTTTATAGCTTTTTCTGTTGTGTCAATATAAGAATCAATATTAATTCTAGTTGCCATACCTGCACTCTTAGATGCAATTTGAGATACGATCTCTATATAATCTAAACCATCACAATATTTTGATATTAGATTCAACATAGGCATAGAAGCTTGTCCACCACATGTGATCATATTAACATTACCTTCAGTCAATATAACTTCTGGATTAATACTAGGTACACACAAAGGTCCTACTTTTGCAGGAGTTAGATCCACTACTTTAATTCCTTGTTCTTCAAATATAGATGCATGTTTAATAGCATCAGCTGCACTAGTACAATCAAATACTACATCACAACATTTAGGATTTTCTATAAAATATTGAATGCCTTTATCTGTTACTTCTACTCCTTTACTTTTAGCAATTGATATACCATCAGAATTCATTCTACGTCCTGCAAATATAACAGGTTTTATTTCTTTTGTCTTCAGTATTTTCAATAATAGATCAGTACCAATGTTACCTGTTCCTATAATTCCTGCTTTAATCATCTTTTAATTAGTTTAGATTTTTCACTAATATCTACTATCATTTCTTTTTGTACAGTTTCAAATGGTAATAGAGGAGACATCTCTTCAATAGGTGGAGCCATGATAGTTAGATCTTCTTTAAGAACTCCTTTTACTTTAGGAATGAAATCTTGCTCTGGATCCATAAACACCTCTAGTACTGTGGCTTTATTACTGTTTATGAAGGCATTTACTACCATGTCAAAATCATCCCATTTCTTTAATCCATAATAATTGTATCCAAACGCAGGCATTAATTTACTAAAATCAGGTAATCCAATACCTGTTTTCTTATCTACACTAACATAGTCTCCTTTGAATAACATTTTTTGTGTATGCTTAATCATCAAATAACCATCGTTATTGAATATAATGATTTTAACATTATCAAATCCATTTTCAATTATAGTGTGAAGTTCTTGTAGATTCATCATAATACCACCATCGCAATTCATACACAAGATAGGTTTATCAGGACAAGCTGCAGCAGCGCCTAATGCACCAGGAAGACCATATCCCATTTCACCAAGACCTTGAGATGTAAACATTACTTGATCTTTCTTTAACTTTATATTTTGATGGCCACTAAGTAGTGCAGTTCCCATATCTGTAACTATAACGTGATTATCTTTTAGATGATCAGATAATTTAGTTATAAATTTATATGAGTTCAGATATCCATTATCTTTATGAGCTTCTTCTACTAAAGGATATTTAGTCTTTAGTTCATTACAATGATTAACCCACTCTTCTTTATATCCCCATGTCATATAAGAAGATTGAATTAGTTTGTTTATAACTGTCTTACAATCTCCCCAAACAAATTCTACTGGATATTTAGTTCCTTCGAGTTCATCTATATCAACAACAATAATCTTTGCACCTCTTGCAAATTGACTAAAGTCATATCCAACTTGTGGTAGTGCCAATCTACTTCCCAATACAATTACTAGATCTGCATTTTGTACAATAAAGTTTGCAGCTCTTTGACCATATAAACCAAATCTACCAAAAAAGTTTGGATTAGTGTCTTCTAATAAATCTATACCTGACCATGTAAGTAGTGTTGGTATTCTAAGATAGTTTAATAGATCATTGAATTCTTTTTTGGCTCCTGATAATCTTATGCCATTACCACCTACTATAACAGGTCTTTTAGATTTGTTAATCTCATCTACAATTAATTCTATATCAGTTTCTATTGTAATAGGTTCAATAAATTTCCAATCTCTTCTCTCTACCATCTTAGCTTGTAGATTCATTGGAACATCTAACCAAACAGGTCCTGGCCTACCTACAGTTGTTGTATGATCTAAAATTTCTAAAACAGTTTGAATATCCATATCATTATCAAATGCTACTGCTTTCTTTGTAACATCACTCAGCATCTTAGTTATATTAAGACCTTGAGTTCCATACATTCTTAGATCTTCTTGAGTACTAACATAGTTATAATTCTCTTGGCCTGATATGATAATACCTGGGATTGAGTCTGCCCAATTACTTACTACACCAGTTACTGCATTTGTCACACCGCCTCCAGCCGTAACAATAGCCGCAGACAATTTACCTGATGCTCTATAGTATGCACCCATTGCCATTACAGCTGCTTGTTCGTGATGTGTATTAATTATTTTTGTATATCCTAATTTGTGTATTGAATCAAAAATATGTGAATTAGCAGATCCTATAATACCGAATACAGTATCAATTTTTTTTACTTTTAAAAATTCGGCAATAAGATCACTTACTTTTACCATATAAACTTATTTTTATAATACTCGACAATCTTTTTTATTTCTATATCAAATACTTTTGTAGGTTCCCAACCAAGACTTCTAAGTTTGTTATCATCTAATGCGTATCTTACATCTTGACCTGGTCTGGAATAATCTGTATCTATATAATCATTTATATCAAATGTATCAAATCCAGTGTAATTATTTATAACTTTCTTTACAGTGTCTAAATTTGTTTGCTCATATCCACCAGCAATATTGAATATTTCATTTTGAACTCCAGACTCTATTATAGTTACTATAGCTTTAGCAGTATCTCCAGCATGTAGCCAATTACGAATAGGAGATCCTCCATTATGAAGTGGTACCTTTCTTTCAAGAGTAAGATACTTACATGTTTTAGGTATAAGCTTTTCTACATATTGACCTACTCCATAATTATTAGTTGGTCTTACTATAACATAAGGAATTTTGTATGTCCTACCCCATGCTAGTATTAATTGATCTGCTGCAGCTTTAGTTGCTGAATATGGATTAGACGGTTTAAGTAAATCTTTCTCTGTATGCGCACCATCTTCTATGTCTCCATATACTTCATCTGTTGAAAAGTGAAGTAGTATAGGAACCTTAGTTGTCTCCTGTCTGTAATTTCTTAGTAGTTCAAGAATAGTATGGACTCCATTAATATTAGAAGTAACGAACTTATCTGAATTAGCGATTGAATTGCCTACGTGTGTTTCTGCTGCGGTGTTGATAATGTAATCACACTCATGTATAAATTTAAGATTATTAATATCATCTCCTAAAAATGAAAAATTATCATATTTAGTAAACTCAACTAATAAGTCTGTATTTGCAGCATAAGTCACTGCGTCTACTCCCATAACGTACCAACCTTTTTCTAAACACTCTCTTGTTATATGACTTCCAATAAGTCCTAAACATCCTGTTACATATACTACTTTTGTCATATTATATTATTTTTTTATTTACGTACCAATCTTCAAATCCTTCTACATTTTCTTTTTCTATATTAAAATAGTTGGAAAGTACAGAGTATATATTATTTTTTAAAGCAAAATTATGTCCATAAGCATTATGCTCAATTGTAATATATTTGATAAAATATTTTTCAAATGGAAAGTCTTTTATAATATCATATTCACCTCCTTCAACATCAATAGATAGGTAGTCTATAATTTTAGGAGCGTCTATATTATCTAAAAAATATTCTAAGGTGAAACAATCAGTATTACCAGCATTTTTTCCTAATATTTTTCCAAAAAATCCATTCTCTTCAAAATAGCATTTTCCATTAAAATCTGAAATACATACTTGATAGTTATTGGATTTTCTAGATTCATTCAACTTATTAAATTCATGTATATTAGGTTCTATACAAACTCCATTCCATCCGTTTTGCTCTAAAAGATAACTATTATTAATTGTGATCCCATCATTAGCTCCGACGTCTACAAAAAAGCCTTTAAAATCTTTATCAAATTTAGATAATATCCAAAGGTCTTGATTTAATTGAGAGTAGTTCATAATTTATTTTTTTGTATATAAGTGTTTTGAAAAATCATGTGCATCAATATAATGATTATATAGATTAAATTTACTTTTATATTTAGAGTTAGGATTAGAACATACCCAAAATTCACAATTATGCCTATAATCAAAAACAGGAGGCATTGTTTCTGGATTTTCTAATGTGTTTATATGACTTGCTTTTGCCCACCAAAAATTTTGGGAATAATGTTTAACTGGGTCATCTATCAATTCAACACCGCAGCAATCATATTCTTTAAGATATTCTAAACTATCCTTGTATTGAAGTATATTAAAATACAATTGATAATTTCTTACATCTTCTATCCATTTAAATTCAGCAACTCCTATATTATTACTCGATCCTTTTGTGTGGACATATAAAATATTATCTTCTGGATTTGATTTAGAATACTCTATTATTTTTCTTAGAGTTGGAAATTCCCACTGATGGACATTTGCTCCATTATAATTAATAACTCCTTTGGGAACATTAAAATTAATATTTGGATCTCCTAATAACTCTAAACTTATAAATTCTAAGTCTTCGTATATCTTAGATTCCAATATATAATCAGCTATTTCATTTACTATATTTTGACATCTATCTTTATTATCGACTCCATTTTTATCTACAATTAAATTACCAGCATGTATAAACATCACATTTTTCATATTATCTTTATTTGTTTTTGTTAATTAAATATCTTTATTTAAAATAGGTTTATAATACATGTCATATAACATATCATTATTAATAGGCCATTCAAAACATTTATTGTAATTATATTCTATATATGGAAGCATAGAATTGTATTTATTTTCTGATAGATTATCAATGATCTCTATTAATTCTTCTGAGCTTTGGAAAGTTATGATGCCTCTGATATCAAAAAATTCTGCAATATGTGGACATCCATAATAAATTGGAACAGTGCCGGTTAAAAAACAATCTACTATTTTTTCTGTAAAATAATAATCGTCTTCACTAGAATTTTCTATTGCTACAGAAAACATATAATCTTTTAAAGCATCTAATTTAGTTAAAATTTCTTTTTTAGTTCCCCTACCAAATAAATCTACTTTACTACTAATTGAATTTATAAATTCTAATCTTTTTACATGACCGGGCAAAAATGACTTATTTGAAGCTACCGCTGAAACTATTTTGCTTTTAGGATAGATTTTAAATATTTCAGGAGTTAATTCAAATGAGGTATCTCCACATATAGGTGAATATGGTTGCTGTCCCATTGGATTAGGCAATCTATTAAATTGGGTTGTTTGAATTTGAGATGGTAAAAATTTAGCATTAGGTATACTAGAAAGTAATTCTTTATCATAAGTAAGTACGTAATCAAATTTATCGTAATGATTTTTTATATTTTCAAAAATATTATTTTTAAAATATGATCTTTGTTCACATTGATATGCAACTACTAATTTATTAGGATCTAAAATTATTTTCCCTTCTATATAATCATTTATTGAATTGTCATATAGAATAGTCATATCATACTCCCCTTTAGACAATCCATATACGTATGTAAATTTTGTAGGTATGCTATGGCTTTCTGAATAATAATCTATAGGATATACATTTATTTGGGGAAGTTTATCTCCTGTTAATCCTTCTGTATAATGCTTTCTTTGCCTTATTTCAAATTCGTATTTTGAATTATCTGTAGATTCTCTCTCCCTAGTTCTATCTTTATTGGTCTTAGATTGATTATAAACATGAGCATAAAAATCTATTACTTTGATTTTATCTTTAGAACACATTTCTAAACATGGATATTGAAATGCTAAATCACTTGCATGCCAATAATCTTTGTTTTCTACTAAATCTTTAAGATCATTTCTATTAACTGCTTTTATAAGGAATCCTCTATATGTTCTCATATGAGAAGGCCTCCATAAATCCAGCCTATATTTTTTATGCTTATGTATAAAATCTGAATATTCTGTTGATTGAGGATATGGTACACCTGGGATTTTATCTTCTCCTTCGAATACTAAAAAACCTCCGTATGTCATCCAGCAATCTTCTCTATTATAAAAATCATTTAACTTTTGTAAAACATTTTCATCATAAAACCAATCATCGCCATCTAAATGTACTAATATATCATTGTCTTCTACGAAATATAAATTATCAAAGTAATTACTAAGAGCGCCTTTATTATTTTCATTGCTAATAATTTTCCAATTAGGCAAGTCACCTACTATATCTAATACTTTTTTATATGTATTATCTGTGGATTTATCATCTACATAAAGAACTTCATAGTTAGTATAAGTCTGATTTAAAATACTAGCTAAGTTATATTCAACCCAATCTTCATTATTATATGAAGGAGTTATAATTTTAAATCTATTTTGTTTTTCTATGCTTGATTTAATATTTTTTTCCATCCAGGAATTTGATAATTGTTATTTAAAAAATTAAACTTACTATAGTTTTTTATATAATTAGTAGGAGCTGTTATTTTTTTATTAGGATTTTTATTCATAAATGCTGACCACCAACTAAAGCTGCTATTTGCTATAATATTATGATCACATAAACTCATTAGGATCATATCAATGTAATCAGAATTAGGATCTATAAATGTAACCATATCTCCTTCTATAAGATTATTTTTACACCATGCTATATCATTCGAAAAAATAACAAAGTGATATTTTTCTATTTCTGAGATGTAATCATTTAGCGCTTCTTCATAATAAGAATTATCTAATTGGCAGAAGTGATGATGTTCAGGAAATAGATAGTCTCCTCTTCTTACATGTAAAGATACTAGCTCTTTATCTTTAGGTAATAGATCTTGTTTTATTTTATTAGCCTCTTCTAATAATTCACTATTCCAGGCAAAATTAATAATCTCGTCTTTATATTTAGGATACCAATATTGATATGAATGTAGTAAATTAGTAACATTATAATTCATATTAGGATCTAAATAAAATACAGATTGATCAAATAAAATATCTTCTGGGTATAACGATACGAAGTTCGTTATAATAGAATCGTCTACTAATTCGATATCTACATTTAATGCTTTAGAAAATTTGAATCCAAACCCTAGATTTAAACTAGATTTAGAAAACACTATTTTTTTATTAGTCTCTTTTGCAATAGCAAACAAACAAGCGTACTGTTGTATTTGAGATCCTAAATTACCAGATATTCCTATTTTATCAAAAGTAATAAAACTCATTAGAATAAAAAAATTATTTTTTATAGTGATTAACTAATTTAGCAACCACGTCTTCTACTTTATATTTAGATTCAAATCCATAAGACTTTAATTTAGTAATGTCTAGATACGAGTCTTTTACTTGGACTACATCATGAAAATGTGGAGGTTGTATAATATTTATTTTAGAAGTAGAATTTGATAAATCTTGAGCAATATAAATAAGATCTCTAAGTAAAGTTCTTCTTCCACTTCCTATGTTAATAATTTCATTAACAGGAGCATTATATAAACAATGCATAATAGCATTACATACATCATCAACATATATGTAATCTCTAACTGCATTACCTCCATCGTATAAAAAGATCTCTTCATTGTCGCATAAACATTTTATCATATGTTGTAAAGCATTCTTTTTTCTAGATATTTTCGTATCTCCCTCTCCTAAAACATTAGATAATCTAAAGATTCTATATTTTATTCCAAAGGTTTCACAAAAACTAATCAGTAATTGCTCAGCTGCTCTTTTTGTAATTGAATAAAAACCTGTAGGATTACAAATTGAATACTTTTCATTAAATGGAAGAACTTCATTTTTTCCATAAACAAACCAAGAACTTACAAAATTAAATACAAAGTCTTTATCTTCTTTATTGATATTTTCTAATACAGACATTAATACATTTAAATTTGTATTGATATCTAAATGAAGATCTTTATGTATATTGTAATTATCTACTGTACTAATAAAATACAGTATTTGATTTGTTTGAGATTTATAATTATTCCTATCCTGAATAACCACATTGGCAGCATTTATTTCACAGAATCTACTTCCTATAAAACCTGATGCTCCGAAAACATTTAAATTTTTCATATTAATTATATTTTTTTAATAATTCTATAGACTTTATTGATTGATGATTTAATTTTCCATGAAATCCAAATGTTTTTGTAAGATCGAATTTGCATTCTGGTATTTCATTTTCTAAAGAAAATTTACACGCAACTTCTAATGGTGCGTATTTGCATCCACTATTTACAAAAAAATCATAATACTCGTTAGTTATAACTACATCATTATGTTTAGTTGTTTTTGGAATACTTAAACAATAATTTAAAAATTTTTTACTGTAAAGAACAAATCCACCATTACCTACTCGATTCCTATTACACCACGGTAATGCAGGCCATGGAGCCCCTATATAATCATAATCTAAAAATTCATTCTTCCAATTATTTGGATTTAAAATAAATCCGTCATCATGAATTGATAACACATAATCGTTTTTTATATATCTAGGAAGAGTATTTAAAGCGAACCAATTAATAGTATCATGAGTGAATTTTTCTGTTTGTATAAATTCAAAGTGATCTGGTAAATTTTCTGGCTTTACATGAGAGAATAATTTTATGGATCCAAATTTTATTTTTTCTGTACTGTACAATAATGCTTTTACAGACTCTTCTGGATTCACACAGTTAATAGAAATTATATCTATCATTGATAGGTCTATCATATTAATTTGTTAAATAAATTATCAATATAATCTTTTTCTATTTCCAATTGATTTTTTGTACATCCATAAGCCATATGAATACCATAACAATTTCTTACATATACTGGGGATTTGTTTTCTCTATTAGCCAACATTGTTAGTTGTCCCTCATCCCAATTATCAAAGAATAATTCTTGAGATCTTTTCCAATATTCTGTTGTAGTTAGGAATATGTTATTACAAAAATATGGAGTTATGTATGGCTCTAAATATAAATTACTGCTATTTAAAACTTTATCAATATTATTAATAGCATGATCTAAAATAAATTTATTGTAATCATAAGAAAACCTACCAGGATGAACCCCTTTAGCTATACTATAATACCAAGGTAAATGAGGTCTATCCATAATTGGATTATGCATATCCATAACTTTCCAATATCTATCTCCATCCCAACTTTTTAGGCCAGATATATAAGATATTATTTCATTATAATTGCAACTAAAAATATCTTTTACTATATTATCTTTGATAAAAATATTTCCAACTACTTCCTTTTCTTTTTCTGTAAGAAAATCTTTTATAAATAATTCTATAGTAGGCATTCCATTAGATAGGGTTGGTGCCAATAAAGAAACTTTTGGATCTTTAACAACTTCTATATTCTCTATCAAATAATTCCAAATGTCTGAATTTACGAACACGTCATTATCCCATTTGCATGAATACTCATGCTCTGATTGTAAAGCTATTTTAAGCTTTTCCATGTATTCATTATTAGGCATACTAACTAAAGTGGTAGATATATTTTTTTGTACCAATTTATAAGCCTCAGCTTCCCATAAAGATTCTTCATTCTCATCATGGTATATTAAAAGATCTATTTGACTTTTATTATTTTCAGATATACTAGCTAACTGATTTAATGCGGCTTTAGTTATAGTAGATCTATGACCTGTTTGATCTTTACCACAAAATAAATTTATTTGTATCATTTTTATTGAATTGGTGGTGTATAAAATATTTCGTATCCTAAATCTTTGTTTAAACTCCTAACAAAGAAGTTTACATTAGATCCTGAGCAGCACAATAAGAAATTTGTTCTAGCTAATAAATAAGCTTCAATTATAACCTCTTCTCCAACAAAATACTTATTATAACTATGACTAGTTTGATAATGCAATGGTTGTTGATTTTGGCTTCTAAATGTAGGATACAATAAAACTCTATCTCCAAACTCATTTTTAATATAGTCTACTCTACTTTGTTCATCTGAAGTAACAAATAGGACGTCATAATCATTTATATGTTTTTTAATTTTTTCAACATACAAATGCATTGGTAATTTATCAGGATGATCTGTGCCTCTTATATGTAATCCTAAAACTTTTTTTCCTACAAAATTAGTATTGTAAAAATCTTCTAATTTTTCAGAAACGTGAGGAAGCAATTTTAGATTTTCAGTTATAATTTTATTATATTCAGATCTTCTTATTTTATAAGTTTCTGGATCTAAAAATACATCTCTGAATTCACTAAATTCATCAAATAATAAACCTACTTCTTTAACAATCTGATTTTTTTCTGGTAAGATCTGGATATGAGGTTGCTCAAAATAATATTCCCATACATTATCAACTCCTTGTTGGGAGTATATATCATCATCAAAATAACAACATTCTTTTCCAAATAATATATAATATTTGTTATTAGGATAGTGATACATGCCTCTTAATGTTTGCCAAATAAAAGCAAACAATCCTGAATTAGGTTGCGTTGGATGTAAAAATACGTATTGTTCCATTTATTTTTTTAATATATTTAAAATATTATCTTTCCAGGTTTCAATATTGTAATAAAGTCTATAATTATTTTTTGCAATATAACTACATTCCTCATAAAATGATGTATCATTTTTTAAAGTAAGAGATAATTCTCTAGCTCTTTGTATATCATTGACATCAACAGATAAATAAGGATGGCACATAGATTGTGTATCAACATCTTTATTACCTATACAAGGTATTCCAAAATATGCACAGTTAAGACTAAATGTACCTGCAGCAACTGTAGGCATTAGATGAACTCCATACTTAAATGTTGATAAAGCTTTCATCCAGTCTATCCATATAAGTCTTGGTAAGTGTTTTATACAATCCACCTTTTCTTCTGCAACTCTTTTAGCATGTGACTCTTGTGCCCATATTTCTGTTTCAAAGTTATCTGCTACCATGTAACTTTCAAATCCTCCATACCATCTTGCAAAGTTACCTCCTATGATAGTCTTATTTTCTTTAGTCGGTACTATATCTTTAATAAGATCTTCTATCATTAATGTAGGAATAACATTCACAGGTTTATTTGGAAACATTCCTTTGTAATATAATGCATCATGTTCATTATGAGCAAATATAGAATCACAGTTGGCTATCATGTTATAAAAATATATTTGATCGTAGATCTCATAATCATTGAATAGCCAATGAGGACCTTCTTGTACATAGTGAACTTTACTATTACATGATTTAAGTTTATCTACTAATGAAGATCTTAATAAGTCTGATACTGAATTTTGCTTATCCGATAATTTAACAGCAAATGCATTTAAGTATACTTCTCCTTTAGGAAAGATTATAAACACATGATCGTAATTAACAACTCTATCTATATTTCTAATATTATAATGGTCTGCATCCAAAGCATTCATCCAAGAAAATTCTGTTCTTGCATTAGGATGATTAGAAGGCACTTTACCTTCAAATCCCATTTCAGATATAAAAGCTATTTTCATAATTGGCTTATAAATTTATCCAAGATAGTTTCAATGTAGTCTGTCTTCTCTTTATTAATGACTGGAGATGTTCCTAAGAAGAATGTATCTGTTGTAACTTTTCTTGCTACAGGAAATTTTGTAATCACTTCTTGTGGATCCATAAGTCCTTCATAGGCTGGTTGAAGCATAATATTACCTGCAAAGTAAGGTCTAGTTTGAACTTTATTTGATTCAAAGAATTGGCATATATCAGAACGTTTAAAAGGAGCTTCATCTTTAACAGTTACTGGGAAAGCAAACCAATCAACATCAGCTCCTGGTTGTGCTTCATGTAAATGAAAATATTCCTTGTACTTACTAAATGCGGAGAATAGATTTTTATAATTGTCTCTACGCTTTTGTCCTATCTCTTCTAACTTCTCCATTTGAACTAATCCAATTGATGCCTGAAGCTCAATAGGTTTCAAATTATAACCAATCTCTTCATAAACATATTTGTGATCAAATATATCATTAGGTAGCGATGGTAGCCATGTATTAAAGCGACAGCCACATGAACCTTTCTCTAATAGATTTTGTTTACCGATACAATAACAACCACGACCCCACTCTCTAAAACTTCTTATAATCCTTTCTGTGTTTTCATCTTTACATGCTACAAATCCGCCTTCACCTATAGTCATATGGTGAGCTGGATAGAATGAACAACTTGCCAAGTCACCAAAAGATCCAAGAGGTTTACCTTCATAAAATGATCCTAATGCATCACAACAATCTTCAAGTAGTATTAGTTTATATTTTTCAATGATCTCCATCAATCTATTCATGTTTGGAGGGTTTCCTAATACGTGAGCGAATGTTATTACCTTAACATCAGGATTATCTATACAAGCTTGTTCTACTTGATCTAAATCAAGATTAAGAGTTTGTAATTCAATATCGACAAATACAGGAGTAAATCCAATCTGAAGAATAGGATTAATTGTAGTTGGAAAACCTGCAATAGGAGTAATTACTTTTGTGCCTTTAGGTAAATTTAAACCTCTTTTAGATGTCAATGCAAGTAGCATCAATAAATTAGCACTAGAACCAGAGTTAACTAATAGACCATACTCTTTTCCAAACTTTTTAGGAAACTTAGTTTCAAACTTATTAGCATCAGCTCCTAATACTAACCACTCACTCAATAAGCTTTTAACTGCTGCTACATACTCTCTAGAATCAAAATAAGGTCCAGCATATTGAACCCAATCCTTTCCAGCTTTCCAAGTTTTCTTGTAATGTTTTTCTTCAATGTACTTTTGTACTAATGATAGAATTTCTTTTTCAGTAAAATCATAACCTTCTAAATCCTGATAAGTTTCTGCTTTTGTCATAACTAAATTGTTTCGTATAATTGATTTTGTTTTTCTTGTCTTTTAATATCTTTAGGATGAAACAAACAATATTCTTCCATTTGAGGAAGTAATGAGTATTGTTTGAATCCTGCGAGTCTTTCATGAACTTTATTTACCCAAAAGATTGTTCTCTTATTTTTCCAGATTCTCCATTGATAGTCTGGGAAATTAATTCTATCGTCTTCTACTTTCCATCCCCATTTTTGAATGTGCTCTTGAGTAAGTCCAGATACAGTGTTTATTCTAGGAACTAAAAATACATCAATTGTTTGATTATAATCAACTATATCTGCCAAGTTTGCAATTAAATTTAGATGGGGATATTCATCTGCATCTATTTGAAAGATATAGTCTTTAGTGCAGTGCTTACTTAGATTATTTTTAAAAGAACTAAAGTCTTTATTTAAAGGAAACTCTATATAATCTTTAGAAATATCTCTAACTTCTTGGGTCGCATTAGAGTCTAATTGGATTACTATTTCATCTTCTTGGCGTATATTATTACGTAACAATTCTAACAAGAAGGATAGCTCTTTGTGTTCATTACACGCGGTAATAGCATAACTAATTGATGGCATATACTTAATTTATATCAAAGAATCCTATATAATCTGCAGCAGCAAAATAATCTGTTCCAAAATTTTGAAGTGTTGTAGAATCTGATTTATAATTCTTTCCTTTGAATCTAGTACTTTCTTTTTCTTCATGTGTTAAAGGAATACTTTTAATTCCACACCACTCCCAATTATCTTTTGATGTTCCATTTACAAACACAGTACCTTTATCTTCTATATTGATTATATTAGGATACCACATTCTACCTTCTTCGTCTGTATATTTTACGTCCTTATATAATTCAGGAAGCTCTAGTTCATATTGTTCAAAATCAAATTCACCTTCTCTCATTAAGTCGTTAGTTTGAAATCCGCAGTTTAAACAAACATATGATTTATGAAATTCATTTATGTCTTGCGCATAGCAAGAGTCTGGCGCTTTACATTTCGCGCATGTAATTAATTTATCAGTCATTGAGTAATTCTTTTTTATTTTTTCCTTCTAATGTGCTATTAGTATAGAATCCAAATCCTTCAGGATAATTTGTGTAATGCCATGCTCCCATTTGATCATTCCATACTTTCGTAGTATAACAAGTGCCTGATGATCCGCTTGTCAAATTAATAGAAGTTGTTGACATAGATCCTGATAAAGGAAAATCTATATTAGTTTGAGGTGGTTTTTGATACCAATCTTCCCAACCATCTATTTCTACATCTATACCAGGATTATCATCATATTCTTCTACGTCTTCTAATACTTCCTTGATGCGATCCCACTGCTTTGGTGTAGCAGTGAAATCGTTACAAGCTTCTGTAAATCCTCTAAGCCAAATTACAAAATCTCTTGATGTCATTATTCAGCTTTTTTAAGTTTAGGAAGTTCTATCTTCTTAAGAGTAGGTAGTTTTATTTGTTCTTGCTTAGGAATTTGATCTAAGTAAGTTGAAAGCAATTTTTTCATTTCTTCAAATGAATGATTAGCTTTACATTGATGAGACTGTCTTTTTGCAAGCTCTACATACTTATCATATTTTTCATAAACTAATTTTAAAAATGCTGAGGCTTGATTTATATCTGGACTAAACCATGCAGATTCTGATAAAATCATATTTTGTACTTGTGCAGAAGGATGCACATTTTTTAATTCTCCTTGAATAAAGCAAGTAAATTCAGGATTTAAAAAGTCTACATGTCCAGACCATCCAGATACTATGATTGGTTTTTTAGCCATAGCAAATTCTAATAAAGGCCTACCGAATCCTTCACCCTTAGTTAGATTAAACATAGCTTTAACTTTAGGATGGTTATAAAGATTGTTCATATCTTGATCTTCAAGTTCTCCATGAAGAAGATAGATATTAGGGAAATCTCCTTTAACAATGTTTCTAATTGTTTCAATCTTTTTAAGCATTTCTTCACGATCCATTATAGAAGCACCAACACCAGTTGTTTTCATAATCAAGGCTGGCTTTTGCTTTTTATCTTTGAATGTCTCTAAGAATGTTTTAATCATTAGACCAACATTTTTTCTATCTTCGCCTATTTCTCCTTGAAGCCAATGTCCTACAAAAAGAAAACAGAACTCTTCTTTTATCTCATCTAATTCTAATACTAGATCTGTCTCTTCAAGATTTTCATCTGCTACTTCAAAATACTTATTTAGATTTACACCTTCGAACATAATTTCTACAGGCTTTTCTAATTTAATTATCTGAATAGTATTTCCATTCTGATCTTTCTTTTCAAAGGCAGATGATTTAAATACATTAATGGCATGTTGAGATGATGCTAATGTAACATTCATTCTATTACAACCTTCGATCCAACTAGGATCACATATAGTAGTTTCAATGCCTGCAGTTACGCCAATATTATACTTACCTATTGGTTGAAATTCATTTGGAACTGTAATTTGAATCCAAATATCTGGTTGTTTTTGGAGTTGTCCATTTGGAGAAATAAGACTAGTAAGCCATCCCCACTCTTCTTTATTTTCATTTATATATCCCCAAGGAGTTTGACCCCAACGTTGAGATACAATTTGAATATCGTATTCATCTTTTTTTAATTCATATAGCGCTTTAACAAAATCTCTAGCTCTAGCACCATAACCCGAATGTGTGTCTATCGGACAACTAATTACGCAAAACTGTTTCATATTAATATTCTAATGGGTGTACAATTTTCTTTTTCGCTAATTTTTCTATCTTAATTAATTCAAAATTCTTTTTAGGTTTAAATACTTCTAGAGTTTCATTGATAGTGGTCACAACATTTTTACACATATTTTTTGCACTCATCATAGATTCGCTAGATAGAACCCAATCTCTTCCTGCCATGCCGCGTCTCTCTCTTTCTTCAATAGGTAGATTATACACCTGTTCAATAGCATTTGCTATGTCTCTAAAATCACAGCGGTCATCAAAGATATAAGGTGTGGGTATAGATCCAACAATACTCATATTATTTGGGAATACAGGTACTGCCCACTCACCATGTTGTTTATATTTTCCAAAATGATTAGAACAGAATTTATCATTAAAATCAATCCACTTACCATTCTCATCAACAAACCTCATTTGATCTTGCATACCTCCAGTTACATTTGCTATGATCATTTTTCCTGCCATCATAGATTCTGTAAGAGATAATCCCCAACCTTCATTAGAAGATACCAACGCAGTTACATCTGACATATTATATAAAAGATTTACATCTTCTGTACTAAGTCTTTGATCAGAAAAATAAACTTTTTGATATTCTGGATCACACAAGAGATCTATTACAGTCGGCAAATCTGTTCCATTTTCATCTAATGGTTGAGTATGTAAAAGTAAAGCGCACCTACTAGCTTTTTCTTTTCCTATACTGTTACAGAATTTTGCATAGGCAGCAATCAAATCAGATGTAGACTTTCTTCTAATATTTCTAGCATTGTAAAAAACGATAAACTCAGGTTCAAAATCTCCAAAGATCTCTTTTTTCTTTTTGAGAAGATTAGTATTTTCTTGCATCATGAAATCTGTAATAGGAAAAAATGCTTTCTCATTAATACCATGAGGAATATACTTTAATAATTTCCCTTTTGCTTTATCTCCTAATACCATTCTATTGATATTCAAAGTTTGCTTTGATATAGCCATCAAAGTATCACATGATTCATAGTAAGGCTTGTTATATAAAGGAGCTGGGAGATCGTCCCAGATATTAAGATAGACCATAGGAATCTTTTTCCTAATCTCATTCTCAATCTGGAATAACCAAATCCAATATCTAGGATCTGTAAAGAACATAAGAACATCAGGCTTTTCAATATCAATAAGCTGCCTAATAGTTTCTTGGTTTCCATATCCGTTCATAGGATAAATGAAAACAGAAGCATCATTGATACCGACATGTTTATTTGTGTCTTGAGAAATATCTAGTCTCTTTCCTTGATCTGGATGGTTGATTGCTCCTCCTAGATTAACCCAATTAAATACGTGAGATGTTCCTAGAACGATCTCTCTAGCCATTGTAGAAATACCAGATGTCATTCTGATATCATCACATAACAAAAGAATTTTCTTTCTTTCTGATTGTGGAATATAACCATTTACCATTTGTTGTTTATTTTATTGCTTCAATTAATGTGGATCCTGTGTAATAAGTGTTGTACTGTTCATGAATTGACTGCCTAAAATCAGGATCAGTTAAATACATAAACATAGCTCTTTCAACAATATCTTGTAGATTTAATTTAGTCTTAAAAGATGTGACTTTAAAATCTTCATACAGAGTCTGTGGTATTTTTACAGACGTTATGACTCTTTTTGATTTACTATTTACCATATTTTCTTTATTATAAATATATAAGAATATAAATAAATACGTAAATAAAAAAATATTTTATTAATTTCTAGTACAAAGATCAGATTTATCTTTATAAGGGCAGAATTTACAACTACTTAGATTTTTTGTGTACTCTCTTTCTGTTTTGTATTTTGCATCCGGAGTAAAACACTCTCTAATAAAATTAGAAAAGTCGTTAAATGCTTCTTGTACTTTTTTCTTTCCATTAGCTGGAATGAACTCCTGTACTCTATATGTAGGATAGTCAGGACTATTAAACACTTTTCTTTTAACGATAAAGAATTTAACATCTATATTTTCTTCTGGTACATTTAGAGCTTTTGAATAGAACCTCTTATACAAGAGTATCTGATTGATCTTTGTTTGGTCTTTCTTTTCATAATCAGACCATCCTTTGGTACTAGTCTTTATATCATAGATAGTATACTTCTCTACAGCTTTTTCATATATGACAAAGTCAATAGAACCATTCATAAGAACATTAGGAATGTCTTCAACAACACTTTGTAAAATAGGAATCTCTATTCCTACTAATTCAGAAGTCCTTTTAGAAAAATACTTACCTCTATTCTTTTTGAACCAATCTAAGGTAGCTTGTCCATCAGATAAAAACTCTTTCAACTCTTCTTTTGTGCTGAAGTGTTGATTATCATTTTCTGATATACTCTGCTTATAGTTGTCTACGATCCTCTCTTCTAATATTTTATTTAGATCTAGATCATCTGCAGCTTTACCAGACTTATCATACATTGTCTGTAAATAAGTTTGAATAGTCTCATGCATAGATGTACCATAGATCAAATATATAGAAGGTTTGAAACTAGACTCTTTCTTAATATAAGTCAGATACCATTGATATTGGCATTGTTTATATATAGAATATTGAGAATACGAAACTGCCTTCTGGTAAGCCCAGTTAATATTAATTTTAGGTTTAGGCATTATTTCTTTTTACCGTCTACGATTCTTTTAATTCTTTCTATGTAATTAACAGCGTCCATCAATTCTTCTTGTAAGTGTGTTAACCACTCTGATAGTGAATAGTCTTCTCTATCTAATGTAATACCGTACTTAGCTTTTCCTACTCTAGATCTGTCAATGAATTTGTCAACAACAGAATCTACAATAGAGTCTGTTTTAAGAACTGTTCTACTATTGTTATCATTATGCATAACTACACCTCCCCAAATATCTTTATTCTTGCTCATCTTGTAATAGTTCTGATGGATAAAAATCTTTATTAATATGACCACATTTTGAGCATACAAAAGTTTGTACTGGCATTACGCCGTCTTTCATATCTCCTGTTAAGAACTTACTAACTCTACGAAGCATTAGAGCTTCTTGAAATGCTTGAGATCCGCACTCTTCACAAACTATTGGAGTAGTTTTATTGAGTGGAATGTTAATCCTTTGTTGATTCATCTTTATTGTTTTTTAATATTTCTAAATATATTGTTCTGACAATCTCTCCTAACTCCTGATCATTTGGTGTTGTTTTTACCAGATCAAGAGGAATAATAATAGAATCTTTCATACTATTTTGATTTTAGTGGACCCTATAGGATTCGAACCTATATGCCAATAATGATGCCTCACCTACCACACATAGCATCTATGTTTTTAACGTGCCTTATTGAGCGTCTACCACGACCGGGGACACCCCGATCCTTCCGCCACCTGACTAAGTATGAGAGAGGAAAGTTAGCTACACTCTCCAATGTTTCTACCGGCTATCTATGGAATATGTACACTGACCATAGAATCGCTTTCGTCTACTTCTCTCAATAATTTTAGGAAAGCAGGAGATGGGTGCGTGGACACCTGCTTTTACGATTGGCTTTACTTTGGTATCATTTAACCTCCTCGCTTACATTCCAACTTTTTAATGAAGGTGTAAGGCTTCCCAATCAACCTTATTTGCAACTCTATTCTCCAGTGGAGTTGCTTTACACTGCTGACTAACGATTCAGAGGGCGAGTGTCCATTATTAAGAGGCACTCCTGAGTTTTCGATCCGTGGCCTGCGGGCTAATTCTTTTGGTGGCTCACTGTGTTCAGTCGCGCTGTCGAGAGAGGATTCGAACCTCTACGCTGCAATTCGATGTTGGACAAAATAGCCGGCTTTGTGGTCAACCCATATCCTAACATCTATTTCGATATCAGCGCCCACGAGACGAGTGGGTGTGTCTGCCTGCCGATCTAGCTTTCACCACTCGACAATTATTAAAATACTGGATCGTTGTCTTCGTTAGACTTTTTAATTAATTGGATCCAAGTCACAATGATATCTACTGCTGCCATTAAAGGAGCAAAGAGGATCACGAAGATCGTATCAAGACCAGGTGTTGATCCAATAGGATTACCGTCTCCAAAAGATCTTTTGTAGCTCTTGAATATTCTCCAAAGGCAATAGGCAATACTAACGATGTAAATGAATGCAATCATAACTTATTATTTATTCAAATATAAGATAGTCTTTTCTTATTATGCAATCTATCTTTGTAGTACTAATATATTTTTTTACCTGGTTTTCCTATCATGAGTTTTGTATGAGGCTTGCCTCCTATTTCTCTTCTATAAAAAAACTTCTTTAGTTCTGGATGTGCCAACACTTCTTGATCATCATCAGGTACAGGATAATCTAGCTTTGTTTTTAATACCTTCTCTGCATCTTGAGGAAGGAACATATATTTAGTTATGTCAGAACCTTTCCATCTTTTAAGCATAAAGTTTAATGATGCTGATGATACTTCAGCGAATGCTCTTTCTTGATTTAGATCTTCTTTTCCTATTAGTTCTAGTTGATCTTTTCCTGTGTCAGTTCCATCAGTTCCAGAAGCTACTCTTTTTCTTCCTTCTTTATCTTTGTATAAAGCTACAGCAACCATCTTACCATTCTTTTTGGCTATTTTCCAAAAAGGCATGTTTTTGATCATGTCTTCTTTATCATTAAATCCAGATCCGTGAATCCCTCCTACTTTTTCGTAAGACTTTTGAAGCATATTCCACACCTCATCAGCGTATTTTTCTTTTTCTTTTGGATCAAATAAGTTAATAAATCTTTCTACAAGAGGTCTCATAATATGCTATTGTTCAATATTTCGTTAATTGCCGGGACAATGTCTTCTTTAGAACTTGTTCTATGCCCCATTAAGTCATTTATAAATATTTGATACCTTGACTCGTACCTTTCCATAAATGTCTCATAAGGAATGATATTGTCTTTCTTACCTAAGACTACGATTTTAGGAATTCCGTTTCCATCAGGAATATCGTACTTTGCAAAAGACTTACAATTGACTTTATCTTTAGGATTGTACTTTTCTAATCTTTCTACAGGATCAAGACAAGGATTGACTAATACAGTAGGAATAGCATATTTGTTAGAAAAATAATTAGCCATAAAACCACCTAGACTTGTGCCTATAAGAAATACACAGTCGTATTCTTTCATAGTTTTATATATTGTTTTGTCTAATTCCTCCATTGCAAGATCTGCATCCTTTGTATTGTAAGTTGGAGTAATTACAGCGTAGTCAGGATATGATTGTTTAATTAATTCGGCTGTCCTACTATTACCATTTGATCCATAACCATGAAAATAAACTATTGCGTCCATACCTTAATTATTGATATATAACAAATATACTAAATACATTTGAGATAAAAAAATATTTTTAGCCTTTTTTTGGATATTTTTTTGTTTAATATATAAGTGATTGAAAATCAATCAGTTATAAAAACAATAGAATTCCGCTAATAATGAATAAAGCTAGATGGTAGGTCATAAATCCTACTTTGTTTATGAATGGATTCATGATTTGATCTATAATACTAGTAGTAGATTTGCTAAGATAGTTTGTAGGTAGACCTCTAAATAGATTAAGAGATATATTAAAGATAGGAATTCTAAGTAGTAATATTCCTAATACTTTATATATAGTCAACCATTTCCAAAATATTAATATAAGCCCTGAATAAACTATTGCATTTATAGCATGCCTGATTCTCACGCCATTTTTTATTCTCCAGGCATCAAATTTTGCAAGTCCTATATTGACAGCAATAAACAATACTAGTAATAATAAGCTAATCATATTAATAAGGTCCGTCTACAATTAAGTGATTTGTTTCAAGACTGTCCCAAATAGGTTGAGTTGATCCTGCTTCTTTAATAGCTTTGTCGTATACTTCTTTTTTAACCCACTTATCGTTATTAAATCTAATATTACCAGGTTTATTATACCAAGCATAAACAGATCCAACTAATAAAATAAATAGTACTGCTGAGAATAGTGTTGTATTTTCAAATACTTTAGGTATCCATTTAGCGTCAGAAGTTTTAGCTACAAACAATGCACAGAATGCTATGAATAAAATAAAGGATATAAAAACAGCAATTGCTTGATCTTTTGTTTTATACGCATAGTGAATAGATTGACCCCAAGTTGGAGAGATCTGATAGTATGTATCGTATGACATTTCAGGTTTTTGACCTTTTTCTTTTACTACCCAACCTGCTTGTTCAGTCTTACTAGCATGAATAATATCATTAGGTTTTTTACTGCAACTTAATAACGATAATGATAAAAAAAGTAAAAATAAAATCTTTTTCATAAATGTTTCTTTTATTATAAATATTGGTGGAGGCAGTGGGATTCGAACCCACGTCTTCGAAAGTGACAATAATACCAACGTATCACATGCTTAGTACTGCTTTCTGGCCCGTTTGTTAACTTAGGTTAACTGGGTCTGTCTACTGCACCGTAGTAGGCCAACCGTATAGGTAGGGGTCCACCACTTGTTTAGTTACATGGCCCAAACAAGAATGCCATAGCGCTGTTCTGTTGCAAGGCTATCAGCTGCCCCGTGCTGACTAGGCTGCTAGAGCGTAATCGGCGCCTACGAAAGACATCAAGTCTTCGAAGGTCATAGTTGACATTTCGTCGTTTATTGTTTGGTATCTTCTAAGGCAGTATACCCAAATGCCTGCATGTGATATTACCTCATCATCCGAATCGATACCATGTTGCCCCCCCGTTATATTATTAAATATCAGTAGTTGAAGGTTGTTCAGACCAGAATTGTTTTTCCATTTCTTCTGTCCAAATAGAATTAGGATCATCTTCAACTGGAACAAACCTTGAAGAATGAAAAGAAGTATAAGGTTCTGGTATGTTTACTTCTTCTAGAATGTAGTTTCCTTTTTTGCTTACTTCAACAACTGTATAAATTTGTCCTTCTGTAAGAATGTCTTCGTATCCATCTATGCACAATACTTTCATAACTATTATTTTAAAATGTAAAAAGGAGTTTCAACGGTATCCTTTCCAGGCAATTCCCCTGACAACACTTTGAATTTTATTATTGCTCTGGTGCAATAACTTTTACAGTATCTGCTTTTGCAGAATCAGTAAGAGCTGGCAAGATATTAGAGCTATCAACTCCAACAGAATCATAGGTTGCTTCAACTTTAGTTTCAGAAGATCCTCCACAAGATGCAAGTGCCAAAACAGTGGCAAGAGTAAAAACGATTTTTTTCATGATATATTTTATTTTGTTATCATTACAAATATAAGACAAATTTCTTTTATAGATAAAATCTATCTTTAGAGTAATGAAGAAAATAAAAATGCAAGTAAAAAAATACTTATAGCCCAGATAAATCCTTTTACTATCATGTTCTCTTTAGTGACATGAAAATTTAATAATAGGTCTAAAAACTTGTACATATATTATTTTTTATATAGTTCTATTGTTCCTTTGTAATCTATTAAAATTGCACTCATATTTTCTACCCAGTCTCCACTATTAAGATATCTTTTACCACTAATCATTCTATCTTCTGGTTGGTGGATATGTCCACAGATAACTCCATCGCAGCCTTGCTTTTCTGCCATTTTTAAAGCTGTAACTTCAAAATCATTTACATAATTAGCTGCGGTTTTAACGCTACTTTTTATTTTCTGTGATATTGACTTATATGGAAGTTTACGCCACTTTCTATATTTGTTATACCATCTATTTAACCATAAAGCTAGATCATAACCTACGGATCCTATTTTAGCTAACCAAGTATATTTTGTTATGAATATATCTATAATATCTCCATGAAAAATATAGTAGCATCTATTTTTCCAAGTATCGTATTCAACATGTTCTTGATATTGTATTTTATAGTCTTCTCTTATTTCAATTCCACCAAAATGATCTCCTATAAACTCTTGTAGAAATTCATCATGGTTTCCTCTTATCCAGATTATCTGTGTTTTATTAGATAGTTTAAGTAACTTAGAAATTACTTTAGTATGAGTCTTTTTCCATTTAGATCCTCTATTTAAAGCCCAAGAATCTACTATATCTCCATTTAAGATGAGTAAATTAGTTGGATGCTTTTCTATAAAGTCTATAAATTCTTCTGCCTTTGAATCTTTAGTTCCTAAATGTAAATCTGATACAATGATAGCTTTGTAAGTTTTCATTTCCAATAATCGTATTCTGAGTGGAAAAATTCTTTTTTGTTTCTATTTACAACACTCAAAACTGCCATTTTAATCATATACCATAATCCTTTCTTTTTAAACCTTCTGCTTGTAGTTAAAGCAGTTTTATTTTGGATAGCAAATCTATTAGGATTTATTTTTGAACTTAAGTGATAATCTTCTGCAAATTTATCTCTTTCATCAAAACCTTTCAACTTTCTAAATTCTGTAATTTTAAATAGCATAAAACCTCCTATGGCTATTGGAGAAAACAAAGACACTATTTTCTGTATAAAGAAAAAACAAGAAAATATGAATGAATATTTATCGTCTGAAGATAGTTTGCAAGTTAATAAATGAGCTCTTTTTGATGTTATGATCTCTAAACTATTTGAAAGATGGAACGGGTCTACTAGATTAATGTCTGAGTCTAAAAATAAAACATAAGGAGTCTTAACTAATTTAGCACCATTATTTCTAGCAATAGCAGGATACCCGCCATCTACAAACTCTATATTTAATTTTGCAGACTCATTATAGAAATTAACTAAGTCTCTTGTATTATCTGTAGAACAATCCGCTACTATTATTTTAATTCCTTCAGATCCAATTTGATTTTTTATGTAATCTAAAGTTTCTACAAGTATTCCTTTTTCATTTTTACAAGGAATAACTATAGTAAGGTAATCTTTCATCATACTAATATAAATAAAAACTTCGGAATCAAATAAAAGGTTTTTAGTATTATCAAATCATTAACTCTTCTGGAAATATAATCCGATAATCTTTAAAGCTTTTATATGATTACTATTGACTTGATTAATGCATAAATATTGTAATATTATAGACATCTCTAGAGAAACGACACAGAGTAGCCAAACCAAAAAAGCAACTATTAATATTTTCTTTATCATACATTTTTATTTTTTAAATACTGTAGTCTTTATTCCTGTGTATAAGGTCCAACCGACAAATAATAATGTACTTTGAAATATTGTTTTACTTATTTTTGTTTTAAGAAATAATATCTCTTTATCTTTATTTGCTATTTCGAAATTAAGATTTTCTATTTTTAGATTAGCTCTTTTATACTCTTTACTATACGACTCTATTAAAGAGTAACCTTGAGCTTTATCCATATCTAAAACTAGAGATTTTGTTTCTAGATTCTTTAAACTATCAGTTAGTTTAGTATGCGTGCTATTTATATTTTCTGCTTGCTTAACAGTTATAATTACTACAGAGTCATTACCTATGGTCTTGGCTATCGGATAAGATTGGGAGTAACTTATAAGGGATCCCAACATTAGAATTAGCACTATCAATTTTATCTTTAAGTACTTCATTGGTTTGTTTTAATTCGATTACTTTTTCTTTCATAACCGTAATTACCTTTGTTGTTACTCTTATCTTTTCATTTACATTGCTGTCAACTGATTTATTAATAGTTACAACTGCTTGTTGTTTTTTATTACTATTATTAATCAACTTATTTATATCAGTAAATGATTGTTCATCTACTACAGTTTCTTGAGATTCTTCTTCTTTAGCTTTAGGAGAACATCCTGTTAAAATAATTAATATTAATATGATTAAGTATTTTTTCACTGGATTTTTCCTAATTGTTGTAACAAGTTTATAGTAGAAATAGCTCCTGATAATGCACTGTCTGATCTTCTTAGTTGGGTAGATAATATATCGACCTTTAATTCAAGCTTTTCAATTTTTTTTCCTTGTTTGTCAATTTGATTATTATAGTTCATCTTTCCATCAACATACAAATATCCAATTGCTATTAGTACTATAAACAATAATCCCTTTACTGGATCTTTAGAAAATTCTTTAAAGGTGATAGGCGGTTTTATATTACCAGCAACAGTTTCTACTGTAGTTGTTTTTTTAGGTGACATATTTTTTTAGTATTTGATTGTTTTTTTCTATTCGCTTATCGTTTTTAATACCGCTTTTTTTACTTTTCTTAGGTTTAAAACTATAGTGGGCTCTTGCCATTATTAATCTTTTTTAGAATTTATAAATTTATCTACTGAAGCTATACCGAAGCAAGCAATAGTTAGAATTTTAAATGAATCAAAAATAAATTCATTAACAACAAGATCTTTACCTAATGTTCCGGTAACAATATCTGTGATAGCAAAAATTACCATTACTAAAAAAGACATGAATCCAATAACAGCTTTTTCATTAATACTGTTATTGTCATTGAATAAATCAGAGAAAAATTTTTTCATAATATTAAATTTTAAAATTTTGATCAAAACCTAATATTAGAAACCATTATTATTTAAGAAGATCGTAGTACTCTTTAAAGTGTTTCTTTCTATCGTCTAAACCGATAGTACCTCCATTTACACATTTTGTAACTGCTAAAACTGATGCATCAGAAGCATCTACACATTTTCCTATACAGTTTTTATTAAAGAACCATGCTGCGGAAAGAAGAGGATATTTTGTAGCAACTAAGTCCGGACTCTCGAGGATATTTTCTGTAACAATAGCGTCAAAGGCTTTATAGTTATCTTTACCAGTAAGCTGAATATAACCACGACCACGATACTTCCAACCTTCACCAGTGGTCTCAGGACCATTACCCATGCGACCTCCATAAACAAGGTTAGCAATCTTTTCAGGCTTTCTTTCATATAATAAAGCTTTTTCGTCTGTTGGAAAATATTTACCGAATATTCCACGAAGACCTTTAGCTCCGTAGTTTAAATTTTCGTTAACTAATTTGAATCCACCAGATTCGTGGCCAGCTTGTGCTAAAAAGTGCGCTAACTTTACAGGAGTATCAAATTTAAACTTTTCAATAGTCTCAGGAAGTTGGGCAATAACTGAATCAGGGATGTGCCCTTTTAATTTGTCTAGGTTCATAAGTTTCAAAAATTTTAAGTTTAACAAAACCAAAATTTAGAAACCTTTATTATTCTATCCTAGTATTAGCTTATATAAATATTAAGTATTTTTACTTATATTTAGACAAAACTGAAATTAATTGCTCTCTTGGCATAACTCCTGAATTCCTAAAAACCTCTGTTCCAGTTTCATCTGCTACAATAATTGTAGGTATTGACGATATTGAATACTTCTGTGATAAAGATGCATCATAATCTACATTAACAAAATCAATTGGAATTTTTAAGTCTTGTGAAACTTGCAGCACTGTTGGTTTAAAAGTTTTGCAAGGTCCACACCAATCCGCTGAAAAATACATAACGTTCATATTACTTTATTTTAAAATTTAAATGCGTTAATTTTTTGATCTCATCTACCGTAGTTTTATTGTCTGATAATCCATTTGGTTTTGATTGATCATTAATAAATACGTAGGCAAACCACTCTTTTGTAGCTTTTATATATAAAATTTTCCAACATTTTTCTGGAACTGATACCGATCCTATCTTTTTTACTGATCCTACTGATCCACACCACACTTTGATCGAATCTTGTTTAGCCGCTAGATCACGAGTTACTGTTTCTAATGTTTTCCAATCTCCTGCATTCAAACTATGATATTGTGGTGCCATATTAGAAAAGTAAAAACATTCTACCATAGCGTCAGGCCCAGAACATTGATTGTCGGCTGCTGGAGACATGTGGCCGCGATCTGTTCCTGAACCCTTATAATCTAATGCCAAATTAGTTTCAGAGGCCAGAAGTGGATCTGGTGCGAACTGGTCTTTTCTTGGAAGAGGATTAGTACATGTTACTTTAGCTTTTGTTACCCACCACTCTACTTCTAAAGGATACTTCAAAGATTTAGAAAATAGTGAACTATATTCTTTATGGTGGAGTCTTACTGTATCTTGAGATTTTACATTTAGACTAAATAATACTAACGCTGGTAATAAGAATCTAACCATGCTTTATTATAAATATCTTTAGTCCTAACTACTCGTTTTGGCTTAAAGGTATAGCTTTTCTTTGGCTTATTCTTTTTCTGCCACTCTTCGTACTCATCTTCTTTGAGCCATTGATCGGTTTGTTTCTTCATGGTTTTTAGTAGCCAGTCTCTTCTTTGTTGATCATTCATAACACAAATATAAAAAAAGCCTCCGATATGGAGGCCCTTTTTGTTTATAGTGAGTGGTTATTTTAATTGCTTAGTGGAGCTTTGATTGCAGGATGCGATTGATAATTTTCTACTTCAAAGTTAATCTGCCCATTAATAGCTTCATCAAGTCCTTTATGTTCTAGACTAGCTAAGAATATAGGATTGAATTTTAATTTAGGTAATTCATAAGGAATTCTAGTCAACTGTTCTTTGGCTTGTTCAATATGATTATTATATAAATGAACGTCACCTAAATTGCCAATTAAATCTTCAGGAATCATGTTAACAATCTTTGCTATAATCTCAAGTAGTAAACCGTATGAAGCAATGTTGAATGGTAAACCAAGGAATGTGTCTACACTTCGTTGATTCCACATTAATGAGATCGCCCTAGTTGGTATGTTATTGTTTTTTAATTCTTCTACTGTGTAGTATTGAGGTAGTTTATCTTTCTCAGTTAAACCTAAATGTTTATCCATAAGCTTAACTCGTTCTGTTTCATCCAACTCTCTCGTATAAACTTGAAATCCGTAATGACAAGGTGGAAGTACCATTTGGTCCAACTTTGCCACATTCCAAGCATTAACCATTAAACGTCTGCTATCGGGATTTGTTTTGAGTTCCGATATTAAGTTTGCGATTTGGTCTACATCTCGCCATGGTGGCCCGTCATCATTATTGTATATTTCCCATTCTCTCCATTGCTTACCATAAATTGGTCCCAACTCACCCCATACCTTAGCAAACTCATCATCGGTTTTGATTTTATTAATGAATTCTTCTTTTGTTTTTGGTAAACCAATTGCTGGAATTAGGTGTAAATTATTTGCTATTACTTGTTTTGAATAATTAGCCCAAGCATCACCATCCCAAATATGACAATCATTATCAACTAAGAATTTAATATTAGTATCTCCTTTTAAGAACCATAACAACTCGGTTACCATACTTTTGAATGCCATCTTCTTTGTAGTTAATAATGGAAATCCTTCCTTCATGTTGTGTCTGATTTGCCAACCGAAGATTGATTTGGTACCTGTTCCTGTACGATCTTTTTTATCTACTCCGAAATGTAGAATGTGGTCTAATAGTTCCTTATACTGACGATCGATGTTGTTCATAACCTTGTGCTTTACGTTTTATATCTAATTATTTTCTTAGCTTTTTTAATTCCAATCTGTCTTTTTGGAACTCGTCATAATTTGAAGCTTTATGATTGTTTGTAAGTGCTAAAGTCAATCTCATTTCAAGTTCTATGATACGACTTATTCTGGGATCAAAATAATTGTTCATATTATTTATTTTACAGAATTAACTCTTAACTTTCCATCTTCAATAATAAGATAGTCTCCTGATGTATCCATAGTATCTATGAAATAATATCTACCGCCTGTAAACTTATCACTACCTTCAAGATCTAGTTTCTTCATTCCTGTATGACCTACAATTTGTATGTAGTCTTTTTTCAATCCTTTAGAATGCCTTTTATTTGAAGCCATTAAAGATCCAGGCCTAATCCAAATTGGAGTTTGATATGTATTATCTCCATAAGGATCAAAACCATTAAAGTCAAATGATCTAGGTTTGTACTTAAATAGTTCATTTAGATCTTCTACTACTTTATCTTTATTCCATCCGTCTCTACCAAATACTTGATCCAAAAATTCAGGACTCACACCAGCATGAGTAAATAAAAACTCATCCATTTGATAAGCCATTTGTAGATGGTATCTGTTCTCATCTATAACTTGAGTAATTGATGGAGCTATTTTATTTTGATATCCGCTAGTACTTGTATGTCCTATTTCTGGGAAATAATGATAGTCGTGGTTACCAATTAGTAATACAACTTCAACTTGAGGATTTTTTTCTTTATATTGAATAATCTCTTTGAAATTATGGATTTGCTCTAGTCCAGGAATATCAAATGAATCAAAATAATCTCCAATAAAAATAAGTTTATCGATAGGCTCTTCTTGATAGATAGCTAATTTCCAATTAGACCTACCATGAGTATCTCCTAATACAACCGTTTTCATTTTATTCTATATTACTTAATTTGTCTTCGTATTTTTTTGCTGCTATAGAATCTTCCTCTCTTAAATATTCTAATGCTATATCGTACCTATCTATTGTTGTATTAGAAATAAAAAGTTCATTTTGAAGAGAATCTATTAATTGAGCCTTTTGTATATCTCCTCCTTCAAGCATAAATTCAGATGCTTTAAATTTTTCTATCTCTTCTCTTTGATTTCTAATTATTACAACTAAAATAAAAAATAAACATACCAAGATAATAAATCCTGGCTTTTGTAATAACTTTATCATATTAATAAATTTCGTCGTAAAGGTTATCATCCCATGAATCTCTGCCAGCTGTTTTATTTACATGATTGAGAAAATCTTCTCCATTATAATCAGGATGCTTTTTTTTCATATAGTCAATCCCTGACACATAGAACCATACAATTGTAGCAAGTATAATTGCGACTAAAACAACTAGCAGTATCATATATTAATCATTAAAAGTTACATTGTTATCTGACATAAATTCTCTAAGCTTTTCTCTGCTAATCTCATAAACATCATGTTGTTCTTGAGTCAAATTCTCGTTATACTTTATTTGACTTCTCAACCACTGATCCATTTCCCACAAAGTTGAGTAGTACTTAGAACCTTTAGTAATCATATTAAATTCATCGATGTCGTCTGGTAAATTAAATTCAAGTGTTGCTTTCATATAAATAGTTTTTAGTCCCACCATCCTCTTAAATCAGAACCATCATAATTTTTATAGTCCTTATATTCTTTTCCTTTAATGATCTCCCAAAGCTCATCCCATTCTTCTCTATGCAATTTATGAGCTGTTTCAAAAATCAATTTGTTATGCTTTTTCTCTTCTTCTGTTTCTTCATCAACTAAAACATAACTTCCATTTTCTGTCTCTTCAAACTTCCATGGCTTATCTACCATCTTACCATGAATAGCTTCAGCTCTTTCTATCCATCCTTCATCTAAGATAGTATTGATAATTTCAATCGCTCTAGTCATTTTTTGTAACTTCAAAGATTTAGAAGATTGCTCTTCCCATCCTTTAAGTCTCATGCCCTCTTCTTGAATCTCTATAGACTTCTTAAACATCTCTAAGGTAAATCTATAATCCCACCAACGATGGTCCCAAAGCTCACGGCGAAACTTCCAAATATTCTTGAAAAAGTTTGGAAGCTTGTCTGAAAAGCAGTCATAGACCCTGTAAATAGGATTTCTATGCCACTTTAATTTTTTTAAACTCTTGAAAAAGGAATCTTGAAATTGTACATTCATAACCTACATTTATAACAAATATATGAAAAATATGGAAAACGATACAAAATTTTATTAGAGTGGCATTAATTTTGCATCTTTTTTTGTATGGAGTACATGTCTAGGGTTACCAGACTTAGTAAGTCCTATTGTATACGCTTTTTCTTTAATATGACCTAATACTTTATTTTTTATTTCTGCAGAACTATTATTACCCCAGATGCATAGGACTTTGTCACAGATTTTATACATCTGTTTTATCCACCTCTCATTTTTAGATCCTATAGGATTTTTTACTTCATTTAACTTTTTTGGATCAGGTGTTATGTATGAATAGAGATTAGTCACAAATATACCTTCGTAACCTTCTCTTTTAGCTATTTGCATCAATATAGAAATTGTAGGATTTTTATTTCCTTCTTTTAATATTGAAGGATTTAGTCCAACCACTCCTAATAAATTATCAAAGTGACTTTCTGTAAAAATACTAGCGTACTGGTGTTTATTGCAATTACTAACTATTCTTACTACTCTCATTGATTTTATTTTGCCTTTGTTGAACTAGGTGATTATAAAACTCCATTAATGTGCCATCAAATTCTAGCATCATGTTTTCTACATCATCTCCTGAGAGTTTAAATTCTCTCCAGCAGTCTTTTTTAAAGTTCTTCATGATCTCTATCTCATCCTTCTCATAGTCATCCATTAACTTTTTATACCTAGCTCTAGACAAACTTATCTTGTCAAGTTTATCTTCAAAATGCTTTATACTGCCAATAGCATCTTCTAATAGATAGTTCTCATGAAAAGCTTGATAATAATAGTCTGAATGGTCATAATCTCCATTTGCTATTTTATCATGTAGAGTTCTCCTATCATGAAGTGATTCACGATTTTGATAACGTCTCCACCATGTAAATTGGTTGTACGTTCTCTTTTTTAGTTTAGATAATCTGTTTTCTAAAAAGTCTCTTTCTAATCTTGTTTCTATTAACATAACCTTTATTTAAGCATTTCATAATGTCTAGGATAGATATGACAATTAGTTATAAACCAATGAATATCTCCTACTTCGTAACCTGTCTTACGAGATACATATTCCATTAATTTAGCAAATGTATATTGATCGTTACAATAACCGTAAACTAAGTCAATAGATCTTGCAAATACTGTAAGGTGAAGTTTATTATCTTTTACGTAGAAATTAAGTACATCATTACATGGCGTATCATATTTGTATCTATCTAATTCATGTAATATATAATGAACAATAATAGCTCTACGTGTTTCTTTATTTAGTCTAAGATCTAATATCACCTTATTGAGTTGATCATTATATTTCCAAAAGTATCCATAGTTAGAGTTTACTTCTGTAGTACCTGGGATCATCATTTGTTTCCAAATCTTGGCTCTTTCTGAAATGTCTTTTGCATCACGATCTCCATTAAGATACCAATGCCATTCATACTCAGCATAGTCTTGATTGAACTTACGTTCTGGTGTTTTGATAACCTTATCTGTTGGATTTTCAACAGTAAATGAAACATTGAATAAAGCTTTGGTATTAGCAAAGTCTGTACCTTGATTCATAATATCATGATACAACATTTCAAATGACTCAGTTGGATTCTTGTATACCATATTGTTCTACTTGTATAAATTGTTTTAAAAAGTCTACGCTGCCATTATCTCTCTTAAAGAGTTCTAAATATACAACTTTTTTTATTCCTGAAGATAAAATAAGTTTAGAGCAATCTTTGCAAGGAGAAAGAGTGCAATACATAGTAGCTCCGTCTGTGGAAAGGCCCATCTTTGCAGCTTTCAATATTGCGTTTGACTCAGCGTGAAGTACTTCAGATTTTGTTACTAATCTTCCATCCTCTTTGATCTCTTCGCAACAATTGTCCATTCCAGATGGAGTACCATTGTACCCCATAGAAATGATATTGCCGTTTTTTACCAAGATAGATCCAACCTTTGCCCTTTCACAATAAGACAGCGCAGCTATTTCTTTTGCT